TGCTCATCATATTGGGGTTTAATCATTTCATCGGCAAGGCCGATACCAAGGCCGTTTGTATCGATTACTACCTCTCGAGGATTAAAGTCTCGAATGATGGTTTTTAAGTCGATAGCCTGTTGTGTAAATGTCTTGGTTTGAGATTGTCTACCAAGAACAAAAAGATTAACTAAGGTAGAGTAATATCTTCCTTGGGCAATATTAACTCGGAAAACGCAGCAAACTGTTTGGTCATGGAGTCTTCCTACGTCCACTGATAATAAGTAAAATTGATCACTACCGGCTCTAAAAATTGCACGCTTTTCTGGATTTTTAATTTTTCTATATTTTGCCAATTTGTCAAAGTTAAACCAAGATTCATCACTACCACCACTCCAAATGGACATATACTCGCGCGCAAAGGACTCCTCGTTGTAAGAAGGGCTCATGCGCAATTTATTGATAAAGGTTTTATCAAGTAGTCCATGAAGCATTGGAACACGATAATCACAACCTAAACAAAATGAATGGTCAGGGTCGATAATGGAGTTTTCAAAAGTATCTAAAAGTCTTTCATAAGCGAAAGAAGTTTTAACCCCAGCAGAAGTCATACAAATTACTTCTTGGTTTGGTTCTTTTTCGTTTACGGTATTGTCTGGCAAACGGCGTGAAACGTTCATTAGAGGTAAAACAATTTCGTTGATGGCTGTTTCATCATGGTCACGAATCTCGTCAATAAGGCCGCCATGTCTACGACCACCACGTTGGGAGTCTAAGGCGCCGACAACGTCAAATTGGGAACCATTTCGAAATTTAAGAGTTACATAGTCTTTACCAAAATTACCAGGTGTATCTGAAATATCTCCGCCAATGACTTCGCGCCGTATAAGTGGCCATCTGTCGTAGATTTCGGTGATTTTTTCTTTTGCAATCTGCGCAGACTGGTTTTTATTAGGAGCGCAAATGAATCGTTTTGTACCAGGAATAAAAATACACTAAAGAATCATCGCAAGAATAGTTAAAAATGATTTTGAGAAAGCACGAGGAGCGGTTACAAAAATATCCTTAAACCGCATAATCGCGCGCAAGACAATTCTTTGATAGAAAAATAAATCAAAGTTTGAATCAACAGGCTTAATTAAGTCTAAAAATACATCTGGATAAGCCGTGAAGAACTCAGCATACTACTTAAACAATTCCTCATGGGCTTCCAAATAGTCATTAGTTAAAACAACACCTTTATCTAATTCTATGCCTTCGCGCTGTATAGGTATATAATTATCATCATTTCTATTTAAAGAAAGTAATTTAATAGGCTCGCTCATTAGTCCACCTCAACCTCAAACTCTTCATCTTCTTTAAATAACTTCTCAAAACCTTCATTCTCAAATTCATCTAAATCATATTCTCTATTAGTATCATAAAAGTTTTCTTGTTCTTTGGCAGATTTAAGTGCGTCAAGACGACGAGTTATTTCTTCTCCAATTGAGGATTCATTTGTATACAAACGCTAATTGTAACTTTGGATATTCTTAATTGTTTCATCAACAATATCCCTTGTAACTCCATCGAAAAACTTATTCTTCCAACCTCTCTTCTCAAGCCAGCGGAATAATTCTCCAACAGAATCAAAGTCCGAAGCATTCTTTGCGTTTTTGGGAGTGAACTCCGCAACCTTAACAAGTTTGTCATAACTAGTCAAAAGTTTATCAAAGTCTGCTCCGGCACGAATTCTCGATTCAAGTTCAAGAGAAATCATGCACAATTGTTGGGCTTGTTTTGTCTACAGCGCGCCATTAACATTTTGAGTCTTAAGTATTCCACTATAAAGATCTTCGAGGTAAATGAGTTGTTCTTCATCGTAATTCGCACCCCACTTCTCTCTTAACTTGTTAAACTTTTCATCTCTAAGTAAAGGAAGTTCATCTTCAATGACGCCTCGTTCCTTTAAAGCTTTAAACTGATGATAATAATCATCCCAGCCAATATTAATATATTCTTCTCCCTTGAAAATTGCCGCATAAACTCCCCAGATATTCTCTTCGGAGTTCATCTCTTTTAACCTCTCCCATTCCTTAGGAACCCAAGGTAAGTCAGCCCACTGGCAAACTTTATCAACCGCGCGCCAATCAAAGTCAGCTTCTTTCAAAAAGTCAGTAATACATCCATTACAAACAGGCAAACTCCCATTGAAAAAATAGGAGTTTGTCTATGTAAAGTTTTCTTCTCCAAACTCGCCGCCGCAGCGTTGGCACTTTTTAAACCCAAAAGAACTTTTCTTTTTAATTTTCGGTGCTAAAGCCATCGTGTTTTACCTCCCGTAGCATTTTGATAATGTCTCTACGTAGGGTGCGGCGCAGTGTTGGAAATTTTTCAACCATGTCAAATAAAAGTGTTTCGCCTGTTTTTAAGGCTTCGCCGCCGTCAGCGAAAATTGAAACTCCCATTACCTTGGCTAAACCATAAGCCTCAACGGCATTTAACTTAACCAGTAATGAAAGGAATTCATCATTTTGTCGTCTATTAATCATTTCAACTCTCCTTTTCGTGCCTCTCTTTTTTTCTTATCACATCTCTTACACTGAGTGGCAAATCCATCAGCAGAGCGAGCTTTGCGCACGAAATTATCAGTAGAGATAAGTAAAGTTTCGCCGCATCCTCTACACTTTTTAAAGTTCTCCTCAAAGCATAAGTTGACTACGATTTCTTCGTGGAGTGCGGCGGCATCATTAATTGCAGGAATTATATGATGACGGAATATTGTACTTATATAATTTGGATTATAGGTTTTGCCATATTTCTTATTAATAATTTTTGCAATATCCTAATTCTGTACGTGGTCTAACTTTAGGTTTAAAATGTCTTGGTGAATTTCACTTAGTTGCGCGCGTTTAACATAAAAGTCCAGCGTATTAAGGAAAGGACGAATTGTGGAAAACACATCTTCTCTTTCCTAAAAATCCTTTAACTCATCAAGCATAACAAAAGCATTGTAAACGTGTTCTAACTCTCTAAAATCAAAGGTTTCTATTTTTTCATCCTTTCGCGCCCAGTAAGTACGAATAACCTTCTCAATCTCTTCCTCACTAAAATCCTAAGGAAGTGGGAATCTTTCCTCAGGGAAGAGCTTTTTGTTTTCCTCATACCTAAGCCCGCAAGGCATTACCTTAATATCCGCATCGAATACGGGTTTTAAAACCACATCAGGTTCTCTATTATCCAAAGTTTGAATAGTTGGATTGTAATAATCCTTCAAAGAAAATTGCTCACGGCGCAATTCAACCAAAAGGTGACGAGTTTTTAAATAGTTATACTAATTAAGTCGATTTGCTCTTCCTTTTAAATACTCAATATCTTCTTGAGAAAAACGTTCAAGGAGTTCTTTTCTGGGTTCAAGTTTACGCTTATTGTGCGCGAGGTCATAAAAATTAATAACAAGGTCTAACTCATCAATTTGTTCCCAAAGATCTTCCAACTTCTCCAAAATATGAGGCGGCGCAAGTTTGCGTGCTTCTTCTCTTGAAAATACAATGCGAGGTTGTTTAAGAGGAGGAGAGTTAGGAGACTAAATTGAAGTTTCCGAAAATCCAGGGGTTTCCATTAGGGCGTCAAGAGATTCGGCTTGGGCGACGTCCCAGGTTTTGTTGCGCGATTCAAGCTGAATATATTTTGATTGTTTGGCGTTTAGGCCAGTTTTTGGGTCTTTTCCCCAGAGTACGTAGTTGGCGCAAGTTTCGAGTTCATCGGGCGTTAAGGGTTTTGTTTTAAATTGGTCTTGCGCGAGGTACTCTTCCAAAAATTGAATACGTTCGTTATTTGTTGAAAGGGAAAAGTCGAGTTTTAGTCGATTTTTTTTCGTGTTTGGCATTTTTTATAATTTAAAATCTACGTTTGACACTTTTGGTGAAGGTTTTTTGTGTAAGTAAGAAATGTTAAAAGTGCTAAAAAACGTAGAGGTACTCCTGTTTTAATTCCTTCTACTATTATTATATCACAAAAGGTTAAAGAGGGTCAAATTTTTTTCGGAGAGAATTTTGGACGTAGAGGGCGGCGATGGGTTAAAAATTAGGAAAGTTGACGAAAGAGAAAATTTATGGTATAATAAAAGAAAAAGGAGTTTTAGAAATGATTGATTTTTTGGCTATTTTATTGGCAAAGGCGTTTTATGGGGATGAAGGGGCACAGGGTTGTTTAGTGCTGTTGATAGTTGCATTTTTTGTGCTAGGCGGGATTGGTGCGTTGATTGGGGCGATTTTTAATTAAGGTGGGTTTGAAAAATTATTTCGTGGTACTTAGATTCCAGGGCCACTTCATCACACTAAAGTGATAAAGCGTTCTTCCCAGAACCAACGGGGGTTTATTACAAAAGTGTTACAAAATGTTACAAAAGAAAGTCAAAAGAAATTATTAAAAAGGGGTTGACTTTAGACGGGGATAGTGGTATCATTATAAGCGTCAGGGGGACATACCCAAGGCATAAACCAAAACGAAAGAGAGACTGACCCATGTTCAAGACTATCGAAGAAGAAATCCGCATCTATATCGCCACTGCCGAAGATTATCAGAACCGCGCAATTCAGGCTTTCGCCAAGGGCGACCTTGAAAAAGCCCATCAACTGATGGACATCGCCTGCGAAGGCAAGCGCATCGCGGATATGCTGACCCGATGGGTCAGCCAATAACAAAAGCGTCTGCAGGTGTGAGTCCTGCACTGATGAGCAGAAGCGAAACGCAAGAAAGGGAGTAAGACAATGAAACAGTACACTTTCAACAAGACGGACTCCGGCTACCTTGGCAAGGCTTTCGAAATGGCGATAAAAGACGCCCTGCGTCGCAAGAACGCTGACCGCGTAAGCCCCTGCGGAAGCGCAGACTTCCGTTACAATCGCCGCAACTATGACAGCAAGCAGAACGGCTCTGTCCTGCGCTATGCTGAAACCGCCCAATATGTCAAGGGTTCAAGCCGTGTGGTATACGCCACACATATCGCCTACAATGTGGTAGCTGAAACCGCCGACACCATCACCATCGAAGTTGACCTGCTGAACACTGATATGTTCGTGTTCGACCGCAAAGAATTCGTTGACTACCTGACGGAAATCGGCTGTGTCAAGGTCAACGCAAGCCGTGGAACGGTCAACATCCAGACCGTCTACAACTACAAAAAAGACGCCTACCATGGCCGCAAGGGGCGCATGATTGAAGAGTGGGGATTCGACCATGACCTGGGCGATGACATCATTGGGGACATCTTGGCGGGGCTTGAATAAGCCCCATGCCACCCCTTGGGTCTGCAGGTGTAAGTCCTGCACTGATGAGCAGAAGCGAAACCCAAACAAGAAAGGAAGTATAACCATGACCACTATCGAACTGAAGAATCTTGCCCATGCTAAGATGGTAGAAGCTATGACCCTGCTGAGAGCCGCCTATGAAATGGCTGACATGGAAGCCGCTAATGCAGAAACTAAAGAGCGCCATGCTGCTGATGTGCTTGCCCGTTTCGAACATATGTATCCTGTGTTTGAAGGGATGCCGAACTTTGAAGCTGATATGGACACTGCGCAGGAGGTCTATGACAACGCTTGGCGCAAGGCTGACCTGCTTCGCTATGATGCTGACCAGATTGATAGCGCGATGCTTACCATGCGCGATGCGATTGATGCTATTGAAGATACATGGTACTATGAGGAACTGGGTCGCTGATGGCGACCCTTTTCTTATTGGTTAGATTTAGACGTTCGACGTCTAAACCATGTATTGACGCAAGCGCGCAGGTGTGGTATAATGAGGGTACCGAAGTAAGGGAGGGAAAAAGTATGAAGTGTGTGTACTTTGAGGATGGGACTATTATGATGTGTGAGCGGCAGTGCACTCTGCGCCGCAATATAAAGGTGAAGCTGAGCTGTGATGGACCTATGCGCTACTGGTTCAGGCCTACGGATGCATATCGTAAGGCTATGATACGTTATCAGCTTATATATTAAGCTGATGGCGGCTGTTTAGACGTGTTACGTCTAAATTAGGGGTTGACGATTTTTGGAAAAAATGGTATACTATGCTTGCAAGTTGAGGGAAGGACACCCACCAAACCGGAAAGGAAGATAAAAATGCGAGTAACGAAGAACATCAAGGAATACATTGAGCGCCATGTGAAGGAAAAGGTCTATGCCAAGTATGAGACCGAGCGCCTGGAAGCTGAAAGACAGCGCAAAATTGTCGATGATTTTTGGGAAAAAATGACTGAAACCGTAGAGCGTCAGGCTGAAACTATGGTCAATGAATTTTTGGAAAATCATGGTGATATCGTAGAAAGAACTTCTGAACGAGATATCGTTAGTTATTGTTCCTATGTCCTCCAGCTTAAGGACAAATGCTATATCAATTCTGTGCATAAGTGGCGCGAGCGTGCAAACACGGAAGTTCGAGAAATTGTGGATAATATTATCGTAACTCTTGAACTTGGCGGTTCCAAAGCAGATTTGGACAGAATGTTGAGTGAGATTTAACGGAAGGGGAGTTTCTCCCCTTCCTTTCCTTTTTTTCACAAAAAAAATTAGACGTCAAACGTCTAAATTAACCGTTGACTTTTTTCAGAAAATCGTTTATAATGAGGTCACAAGGTTGAGAAAGAAAGGGGTCAGAAAAATGACTATTTACTTTGACATGGACGGAACTATTGCCAATCTGTATGGTGTGGAAAATTGGCTCGAAAAATTGCGCGCGGAAGATGCGTCGCCGTATCTGGAAGCTGAGCCGCTGGTAGATATGCGTGAGCTGTCGCGCCTGCTGAATATTCTCCAGCTCAGCGGCGTAAATTTGGGCATTATTTCTTGGCTGAGCAAGGATGCCACAAAAGAATATGATAAAATGGTGCGCCGCGCGAAAAGGGAATGGCTTATAAAAAATTTGCCAGCTGTTGAATGGGACGAAATCCATTTGGTAAAATATGGAACACCGAAACATTCTTGCTGTCGAGAAAATTTTGGAATTTTATTCGATGACAATGATGCCGTGCGTGAAAAGTGGGAAAAACGGGGAACGGCATTTGATGTCGGAAATATTTTAGAAATTTTGGAGATTTTCTCCTTAATTTAACTTCCTTTCTTGCTCGGGGAATCGAAAGATTCCCCAATTTTTTTGGAAAAGTTTTTTAGACGTTAAACGTCTAAAAGGGATGTTGACTTTGTGTATGGGGTATGGTATTATATACTCGTCAAGGGGCGGTTGGGTCTATGGTGAGAGTCGACTGAGCCACAAGCGACCGAAAAATTTTTTCAAAAGATTATGAAAAACCCCTTGACAATCTCCCAAAGCTATGGTACAATAAAGGAGCAATGAGGGACAGGAACCCTCTGCCAAATAAAAAGGGTGGCGACCTTCGCCGATATAGAAAGGAGTCAATCATGACTAATCGCGATTTCCTCAAGACCATCTCTGCCAATGAAACCCTGCCCGCTGATGTGCGCGAACACGCTGACAAGATGCTTGCGCAGATGGATGCAACGCTTGAAAAGCGCAAGGCTAAGCCCTCTAAGACGGCTGTTGCCAACGAGCCTATCAAGGCGGCAATCCTTGAGTGGCTGATGGGGCAGACCGAACCCGTGACTGCCTCCGCCGTTGGTGAAGCGCATGAAATCAGTGTGCAGAAGGCTTCCTCTCTGTTGCGTGCCTTGCGTGACGAAGAAAAGGTTGTGCAGAGTGAAGTCAAGGTGCCGAAGAAGGGTATGCAGAAGACATATGCGGTGAAAAAGGGAGAGTAATCTCCCTTTTTTTTCTCGAAAATAATTTAGACGTAGAGCGTCTAATTTTTCTTCGACAAATCAAAAATTAAAAGTTGACAAATTTAGAAATTTTTGGTATAATTTTTATAGAAAATAAAGGGAGGAATTGGTTATGGCAGTTAAAAGTTTGGATAGTAAGTTGCGCGAAAAGTGGGTCAGCACTCTTGTGCAAATGTTCACCGATGCAGGCGAAGAAGTTGTGCAGTATAAGTCAAATGAAATTTGTTTGCCCGTTCTCGATGATGACGGCAACGAAAAGTGGGTGCAGTTCGTGGTGAAGGTGCCGAAGGGTAGCCGAGATGGTGACGAGTTCGACGGGTATGCCATGCGCGAAGAATACCAGATGAAGCAGGAAACCAAAGCCGAAAAAGCGAAAGCCGATGCCGAAAAGAAGGCAAAGAAAATCGAACGCGACCGACAGGCGCGCGAAGCCAAAAAGAAAGCGAGGGCGGAGGAATAAGTTCCTCCACCTTTTCGGTTTAGACGTTGAACGTCTAAATTGGATGTTGACTTCTTCGCCCTTTTGGGGTATAATAAGCGTGCAAGTTAAGGAAAGGAAGAAATAAAAATGTTTGAAGATTTGAAGCAGGATTTTGTGGAATTTTATACTATGTTACGCAATGACAATATCCACTTTGGGAAAAAGAGATATATCCGCGCATTGTCGCCCTTGTGGTGGGTTGTGCGCGGCGGGCAATTTGCTTTGGCTTTTGGTAGTTTTTATGCACTATATTGCGGCCTGTGGCTGTTGGTTGGTTGAGAAAGGGGAAGGAAAATGATTGCAAGTTTTATTGTATTCAATGTGTTGAATGTTATCATTCAAACCATCAAATCCATTGTTACCATCAAGTGTAACAAGTGGGTCGCCGCAGTTGTTAATGCCGTTGCTTATGGTTTATATACTTATATTGTTGTGTTGACGGCAGGCGATTTGGATTTGTGGTTGAAAATTGGCGTAACCGCAGGCGCAAACCTAATTGGTGTGTTTGTTGTCAAGTGGGTTGAAGAAAAGAAGCGCAAAGACCAGTTGTGGAAAGTTGAGGCGACTATAAATGAAGAAGCAACAGAAGGTTTGCATAGTGACTTGGAAAAGTTTGACATTCCCCATAATTATATTGAAGGTGTAGGCAAATATAGCGTGTTCAATATCTTTTGTGCCACGCAAAATGAAAGCGCAAGGGTAAAGGGATTGCTTGAGTTGTACAAAGCAAAGTTCTTTGTGAGTGAAAGCAAAATTTTATGAGAGGGCGCAATGCCCTCTTTTTATGCTTCGGCGCCTTAGACGTAAAACGTCTAAATTGGGTGTTGATTTTTTTCAGAAAAAGATTTATAATAAAGTCACAAAGTTAAAGGAGGAAACAAAAAATGAAGCCTACTGGTATTGTAAGAAGAATTGATGATTTGGGTCGCGTGGTAATTCCGAAAGAGATTCGGCGTGTGGCGCGTATCCATGAAGGAGATGCTTTGGAATTATTTACCGAAGGAAACGCAATCTGCTTTAAGAAGTACGAAATAGGTGAAGAAGAATTTGCACAGAGGTGCGCCGATTGGGTGCAGGAGCATAGAAAAGATATTGTTTCTATAGCTTTTGTAGATAATACTACTTATGTAGTGTTTATGTATAACGCAAGAGTAAAAAATATTTCTGTAAAATTTAATTCCCAGGACAAGTTTGACATGAATGTAGCAATCTGTTGTGCTGCAAAAAAGTGTGGCTTCCAAATGTTTGATGGATTTAGGGATTGACAAATGTCAATCCTCTTTTCAATTAGACGTATTACGTCTAAATTTGTTCCTCCACCATATTGACATATACGGCGCGATGTGGTATTATATACTTGCCGAAAGGGAAAGGAGAAAGTTAAATGAGTGAATGCGAAAAAAGAAATTGTGGGTATTACTGGAAAGAAGAAGATGAAAAGTATCCCTCTTGCCACTTTGAAGGTCCAGTAGGCTGGGCGCCGTGTGAGCAGGATGAGTATGAGGAGGAAGAATAAATGAAATTTTATCGAATTTATGGCTATGTAGAAGTCCAAGTAGAAGCCGATAGCGAACAGGAGGCATTGGAAATTTTTGAAACTGAATGCATAGATGAAGTAATGAGTGTTGTTGATATTGAGGAGGTTGAATAAAATGAATGAGTATCCCGAAATGATATGCCCCAAGTGTGGTGGAATGATTGAACACGATGACACATATGACAGTTACGGAGGCGATGACTATTATGTAAATCTTTGCATTGGTCATTGCACTAAATGCGAAACAGAATACCAATGGAGAGAAGAATTTGAAATAAAATTCGATGGTATAGCAGATTTTGAGGAAGTCACTTGACTTCCTTTTCTTTTTAGACGTAAAACGTCTAAATTTTCTTCAAAAAACTATTGCAATCTTCCGCAAGGTGTGGTATACTATGTATGCAAGTTAAGGAAAGGAAGTTAATCACCATGAAAATCGACCATCGTAAAACTTATTATCTCACTATCGACACGGAAACCGCAAACGATATCGACTGCCCCATTGTTTTCGATATCGGCGGCGCTATTCATGACAAGCGTGGGGAAGTCCTGGAGACTTTCAGCTTTATCGTGCGTGAAGTGTTCTATGGTATGCCCCACCTTATGGAAACCTGCTACTATCAGGCAAAGCTCCCTGCTTATCGTGCGCAAATCGCCTGCGGTGAGCGTCGCGTGGTTAGTTGGTACGAAGTGAAAGCCCATATTGCGCATCTGTGCGAAAAGTATAATGTGCGCGCCATTATCGCCCACAATATGCGCTTTGACTATCGCTCCACTAACACCACCCAACGCTATCTGACCTGCTCCAAGTATCGTTACTTCTTCCCCAAAGATGTGGAAATCTGGGACACGCTCGCCATGGCTCGTGATACTATCGTAAAGCAGAAAACCTATCAGCGCTTCTGCCAAGCTAACGGCTACTGCACCAAAAACGGACAGCCACGAGCCACGGCGGAAATTCTCTACCGATATATCACAGGCGACAATGACTTTGAAGAATCCCATACTGGTTTGGAAGATGTACTGATTGAGAAGGAAATTTTTGCAAAGTGTATGGCACAACACAAGAAAATGCGCCGTAGTCCGTGGAAGTAATTCCACGGATTTTTTTTGCAAGACGATTTAGACGTCTTACGTCTAATTTTCTTCCAAAAACTTTTCAAAAACCGTTGACATTCTTTCAGGGATATGGTATCATATAATTGTTCCAAGGGAACAGAAAAAATCTTGAAAGGGGCAAATCAATATGAAGATTGTAGTTGCCAATGCCGTTCGTTCCAAGTATCTTGACATCATCACCAAGGCTCTTGCTGATGAAGATGTGGGCATGATTGCTTCCAATGCAATTAACCTGCCGTTCGTCACCGAAGATGGCGAAGAGGGCTGGGTGGAAATCACCGTCAAAGTCCCCAAGGAAAGCGGTGATGAGGGCTACGGCAAGCGTGAAGAGTACACCATGAAGTGTGCTGAGCGTGAAGCCAAGGCCAAGGAAAAGGCGGAAGCCAAGGCACGCAAGATTGAGCGTGACAAGGCGGAGCGTGAAGCACGCAAAGCCGCCAAGGAAAAGGAAAAGGGTAAATAACCCTTTTTCTTTTCAATCGGCTTAGACGTTGAACGCCTAAATTCTTCTTGACACCGCGCGCCTTCTGTGGTATACTATATTTCGTTAGGAGGTTAAGACATGAAACAAGATTTCGTCTACTTTATTCAAATTGGCGAACCGAGTGAACGACTTTTCAAAATTGGTACCACCAATAACATGAAGCGCCGAATGCGTGAACATGAGAAATATTATGGAAAAAAAGTGGTGGTGCTTTGGCAAAGTCCAGCCTATTCAAAGTGGACTACTTTGAGGGTTGAGGACAAAATGAAAAATCAGTGGATTGAGGAAGGAGTTTTTGAATATTTGAGGAATGACAGGTTTTTGATTCCCGAAAAAATTAAAGAAGTTCGAATTAAAGTTAGAAAAGAATATGTGGTGTCAATTTGACACCACTTTTTTGGAAAATAATTTAGACGTTTTACGTCTAAGTTGGTTGTTGACTCGCGCGGAAGTGTGTGGTATAATTTGGGTACAAAGTGAGGGAGGAATTAAAATGAGGTTCTACTATAACGAAGGAATGAATATATGTGCCGAAGAAACTTGGGTCACAGATTATTTGTTTATGGATGGTATGTTTGATTTAAGAGAAGAGGCATTGGAAGAGTTAAGGACAAAACATGAAGTTTATGGTTGGTTTGAATGTGAAGTTTCAAATACTATTGATGAAAAGTTTTTTGATTAAAAGGAGAAAGAATAATGAGAATTGTAAAATGTGAGAAAATTTTTCTGTCGCAGAACGAAAATGAAACTTGGACAAAATTTGAACAAATTCTTGATGGTTTGGAACAAGGAAGTGAAAATCCAAATATAAAAACTTTAATTTGTAAAATTCAAAGTTTGTTGAGTGATTTGTGGGAAGAAGTGGAGGATGTTGAATAATGAAAGATATTCAACTTTACGATATAAAAAATAATCCAAATAAAGTTAATGTAATTCTCACAGATAATTGTAAAGAATTTTCAAATATTATTTATATACTCACACAAGGTAACCATTTTAATTTTGATAAAGAAACAAAATGTGCTTTAAAAAATTTAGTAAGTAATATTGAAAATTATGTATTTAAGGGAAAAATTTAAGGAAGTCAAACTGACTTCCTCTTTTTTTATTGCCGACTTAGACGTATCACGTCTAAGTCAAATTTTTTTTCACTTTAACACACTAAATCGTTAAAGTCAAATTTTTTTCTTAAAAATTTCAATCACTCCACTGCGCGCAAATTTTCGGGTTTGTCAAATTTTAAACCAGCTACACCAGCTGTCAAATTAAACCAGCTGTCAAATTTTTAAGGCAGCTACAAATCAGCTGCAGCTGTCAAATTTTATTCTGATAGCAGCTGCAAATTTTGTCAAATTTTTATAGCAGCTACATAATATATATATTATATATTATCCCATTTTATTATAGCATAATTTTCCTCCAGTTGCAACTTTTAGATTTTTGGAATTACACGGCGTGCAAGTTTTGATTTTTTTTGAAAATTATTATATAATATATATAGAAAGTGAGGGAAGCAATATGTTGGATGATTTCTTGTGTGAGATTCAGTGTGACGAGCTGGAGGAGTTCTATTTTGACGAAATTTTGCTTTCGGAAATTTACGCCGAATAAAGTTTGAAAAAAATCCAAAAATAAGCTATAATATATATGTAAGGTTGAGAGAGAAACAAGCTCTCTCCTTAAATAAAAATCTAATTGGGTTGCGACCTACCGCAAGAAAGAGGTATGACTATGACTAAGACTGAAATGCTGACTAAGATTGCTGCTGGTGAAATGAACGAGGAAATCCAGGCTAAGGCGCAGGAAATGCTGGAGAAGATGGCTGCTGAGAAGGAAAAGACCGCTGCTAAGCGTGGTGAGCGCGCTGAAGAGGTTTATGCTCCCTACATTGCTAAGTTCGTGGAGGCTCTGGGCGAGGAACCCCGTACCGCTACTGATCTGATGGCTGTGTTCGAGGGCGAGATTGCTCCCTCTGGTAAGCCTGTGAGCGTGCAGTTCCTGACTTCTGTGGGTGGCAAGGCTGTTGCTCAGGGTCTTGCAACTAAGACTGATGTGAAGGTTCAGGGTAAGGGTACTCAGAAGGGTTACGTTAAGGCGTAAACGAAGAAAAGACGGCGTAAAGCCGTCTTTTTTTTATTTGGATTTAAAATTTGATTTAGGTCGAAATTTGGCGCAGGCATCTAACTACCCCTATTTAATCTATTTACTTACTAGTCTATGCTAAAAAACAGGGTTGCCCTTGTCGCCGACACCCCTCCCTATGTTTGCTATTCGAAAAACTAATACGTCCTAACGTTTACGTCCAAACGTCTACGACCTGCGGACACCACGCAACGCGTGAATACGCTGGAACCCTCCCCTTTACCCCTTTATGTATATGTATATATGTACACCCTAACGCTCCTGCCCTGATGTACTGTCCCTCGCCTAAGTCCCTATGTGAACCTCCCCTTAGCCTAAGTCCTTTAATTCACCCTTAGCTTTTTGCTTTTACCGGCCGAGGCGTAGCCGAGGTACCGGCTCTTCTACGCCCTAATATATAAGTAAATACGTATACGTATACTTATAAGTATACTTATATGTAATATATATACTTAGAATTCTTTCTTTACCAGTAAGTATTTTTTTCTCAAAATAACTCCAAATTTTTCAGAAAATTTGACTTTCCCAAAATTTTTTGGTATAATTTTTTTAGAAAATAAATTGGAGGTAACCCCATGACATATAAAAACTCAGAATTTTCCCAAAAAAATTCAGCGCTAAGCTGGTAGAGGAAACAATCTTACTACGATTTTTTGGAGAATTAGAAACCAAGTTCCTTAAATACACAATCTTCAAAAGAAAAATTTTTGGAAAAACTTTTAAAAGAGCTTTAGCTAGATTACAACAAAGAGCATTCCTTTCAAGATTGTGTTAGTCCTTTGGGTAATAGACTGCGCTTTGATTTTTGTTTATTGGATAAGAGTAGTATTCCTTGGAAACCTTTGCTTGTAATTGAAATCCAAGGTAAACACCATGTTACAGATGCATACGGCGCCGAAAGATTTTCTGAAGTCATCGAGCACGACAGGATTAAGAAAGAGTTTTGCCAAAAAAATAACTTACCACTATTGGAAATGTTTGGGGAAGATTTTAAAGATTTAACTGCCGCAATTTTACAGAAAAAAATTAACGACGCTTTAAGTGAAGAAGATTGGACGTGTTAAGCGCCGACGCATTAAACATATGAAAAAAAGAGAGGTTTACCCTCTCCTTTTATACGCAAGCATTCTCTCCTGACAACTCGCGCACATCGGCACACCAAATTTTTTGGAAAAACTTGTGTCGTATTGGTCGCCGCACACAAAACAAGTGTATTTGCTTACCATTCTTACTTCCTCAAAAAGCTTGTCAATTTCTTCGCTTACGCACTCTGCGCCGGTATAATAAATTCTTAGCTCGCCATACTTCTCTTTTATTTCGAGAATCCTAAACTCATTTTCACTGTAGTCGTAGTCAAGTATGTCGCTAAGTTCCGCACATTTTTCCAGAAAAAGTTCTCTCCAACCCTTGGGCACCTCATCAAGCCAAGTAAACTCATAGTTATATTCCTTGGGCGGCTGACCATCGGAAAGACGGGGAAGTAGAAAGGGCATTATGTAACATAAAGTTTTATTATATTCGTTCATTTAAATTTCCTCTCGATAGAAGTGCCGCACAGCATCAATCGCGCTTTCGGGAATTTGCCCACAATAATCCTCAAAACACTCAACCTCAAAAGAGAGAATCGTATCTGCGTGATACCCTTCCAATTGTTCAACAGCCTCACTGAAAGAGCTTGCGCGCAGTAGATGATGCATTACAGACTCTTTTTCAGAAATTTCATCCCAATAAACTACCTTAAACAAAAAAGTATTAATCATATTACACCTCATATTATTCTTTATTACTTATACCAATCAAACCGCCAAGGTTTGTTCCAGTCCTGTCTCTTCATAAAATGTCTTTTAGCTTCACAATGCTTACACTTAATCCACTTCTTAGAACCAAAGTGAGGTGTCCAAAACCATCTCCAAAAGGCTGTAATTGTATTTATTTTACCACAATAACGGCAGGTGTATTTTATTTCTTTCATATATTCTTACCTCTTAAAATTCTATTTTATGTGGCAATATTACCTACAAATCTAATAATTCGGAAGCCTCCGCCCCATGCCATATACTTCTCAAGTTCAGATTCTCTTACAAGAAACGGTTCTTTGCCAACTACAATATATTTCATATCACCAATTTCTTTATGTTTATTACAAATGGTATCTTTCATACAGTTGATGTATTCCATGAACTCTACTTCATAAACCTTTTTCATAGAATTACACCTCACACCATTCATAATTACATTCAGACAAAATGTCCTGATGCGCCTCATTGTCAGGGTCAAACTCTTTTACAATAAAGCTAACTTGTTCACTAAGATATCCCAGATAAGCTGATTCAGAACCAATCTCATCTTCGATTCCTTCTTTTTCAATAAAATCTTCATAAGTAAGAATTTTAGAAGTTCCAATATATTCATCAAGATCATCGTAAGCCTCTGTCCAAACGAAATTCTCAACATCCTCACGACAAGCCGCGAGAAAACATCCAACCATTGTATTATATGTATGACCATACACAGCCACATACTTATTCAGCGCGACGTCATGATTTTCCACTAACTCGTCCTCCTCACTCGTTGGAATTGTTTTCAGAAAAAGTTTTGTCAAAGCTATTCACAATAAACACAACCTTGGCAGTACAATTCTTATTCATACATTACTCCTTTTAATCGCCCAAAATTTCTTCAGAGATATCAACCCAATCCAGCTCTTGAAACTCCAATGCCTCAAAATCGTAGGAATCGAGTCGATAGATCCAACCATCAGTGGCATCAATCACATGTTCACCAAAAGCAATCCCACCAATAAACCTGCCTTTCTTACCTTCAGGGAAATCAGGATTATCCATTTCAAAGTAAGGGTCACGGAACTTAACTTGAGTGGGGATAGCATAGAACTTACGCATAATTTTCTCCTTTAACCCATCATGTACACATTGTAACTCATGGGAAGTTGCTTCCACTTATACTTCAAACTAAACGGCGCGCCATCGCAATTTTCTTCAGAGAACCACCTGCGCAAATAACCCACATACTCGCGCACTCGACGATAAGGGGAGTTGGATTCGCGCTCGATGTAGTCGCGATACCATTGGAGTTCAGCTTCGTAAGTCATTAAAAATTCAAACCCCTTTCTTCTCGAAGTTTTTTCAGAAGCTCCAAAACAAGCATATCCCACCACTAATATAGCCACCATCATAATAAAGAATATCTTCCTTAACACTCATAACTTCTTTGGCAATTTCGGGATAATAAAGTTCAACTATTTTTAAGAAAGACTCTGCTTCTTGTTGAGTTTCAAACTCAATAACGCGATCGTTATCTTCATCATCCAATTTCCAGCAAAGCGGTTCATGATTAGAGTTGTAAATATGAAACTTAGCAGACTTAACCATGGTGTTTATTTCCTTTTCTCTCTCAACTTTCTATAATAATTATAGCAAAAATTTAAGAAAAAATCAAATATTTAGAGAGGAAGATTATTCTTCCTCTTCCTCTCCTTCATACCAATCCATGCCGCAAACAGGACAACAACCGCCCAATTCCATCAACTCATCAACCGACCAGTCACTCTCATAAATAGGCTCGGCGCACTCGGGACAGATAAAGAAACGCTCTTCCCAATCAATGAACACACCATAAACTTCCTGGCAATACTTTGCAAGATTCTCCCACAACATATCTTTATCCTCCTTACATATTCAACCAAGCGGCTTCAATTCGTCCAACAGAACTAATCAAATGGAATTTATTAAGTTCATCAGCCGTCAAATCCTGCAAGGCAGGGTCTTCCATTTTTCCGAAAAGATTCATATAAGTTACCCAAAGTTCACGCTCGGCATTTTTTCGTTTTGCAAAGTAGTGAACTTCACCATTATCATAACGAACCACAAAAATTTCCACTTCGCGCCTCCTTAGTAAACTTCAACACCATAAACATATCCAACACCATCAATAGAACTCCACTCATTGAATTCGTTTTCAGCGCCGGTGCGTTCATCTTCATCATCCTGGTCAAAATAGGTTTCAAAATAATAATCCCAAAGGCAAGTGCGCGCATCTTCCTTGTCATGGAAATACATAGTATCGCCATCTTCGAAATAAACAGCCCAGATAGTAGTAGTCATAAGCTTTCTCTCCTTCATCTCTCACTTTCTACATATATTATAACCCAATTTTATATATTTTTCAAACTTTTTTTAAATAAAAAAAGAAGGACAAAAGTCCTTCTTCTTATTTACCCCACACAAGCCCAAGTTTTTCTGCCGTTTTTTTACCAACAATTCCGTCTACGGTTAGTTTGTTATTCTTTTGAAACTTTTTTACAGCCGCCGCACTTGCATTACCATATTTCCCATCCTCTTTCAAGCCAGCACTAATTAACTTGTTGAGTTTGGATTGGATTACTTTAACATCTTCACCACTCATTAGGGGCACTGATACTTTAATTGTTCGCGTTAGGACAAAACTATGTCCTTCTGTTAAGTAAATTTCATCACCGATATTGATTTTATTTGGGTCTTTAATTTGAGGGTTAAGTGATATAAGCTCGTTTAATGTAAGTCCGTTGTCGGCGGCAATGCGTGAAAGTGTGTCACCCTTTTTAACTACATAAACCTCTAATTCATCATCATCTTTTTCTTCAATTTCACTATCAAAAGATTTGTCTCTCGCGGCAGCAACTAGTTCCTCAAAAGGAAAGTAATTGCCAGGGCAAGCGGTTGATGTTGAAGGCATTTGTTTGTGTCCTTTGATAAACAAATGTTCACCATAGGTAGCTAAAATATCCTTAATTAAACGCACTCCCGCATTAAACTGCGCCGAAGGCATTTTTACATCAGGAGTATAGGAACCAGAAGGATGATAATGTCCTTCAAAACCAATACCAACAGTTTCATTGTTGTTATGTTCGCCAGCAGCCCATTCAGAATCATTACGCACGTGCTTACGGCCGGAGTGAGAACCAATATACTCCAAACCACGTCCTTCCCAAACTGTACCATCCTACATTACATAGAAATTGTAAGGAAAACCTTTCCATCCGTCATTTAGTGCATTCTGATGAAGGGCTTGGGGAGAGACTCCACGGTTAGCAGTATGATGGATGACAATTCCATTCGTCGCATCGCGCTTAACACGTCCCGAAGGCCATTTTAGTTTTGGGTCCTTGACATACTCAAACATTGATAAACCTCCTCCTTTTTAGAATATATATAAAAAAAGCATCCAAGTGACTTTCATCACAAGGATGCTTATTATTTGTTATTTGGGCCTACTGAAATAATGTCCACCTACCTCACAGACAGGAACGCCAAAGCTATGGTAGTGGTTAGTCCTAAAATAACAAATAGCGGGAACTCGATGACCCTCTAGCACATAGTCAATGACTTGGTACACTCTTTCAGTAGGCTTGGCACTATCTACAACCGGTGCCACTGAAAAAGTAGATTTATCGTGCGCCATCTCCATTATTGTGCGTCCAGAGTAGTCACTTAAATTTAGAATTGCACTGCAAGTGTAGACCATTCCGTCCCAAGAGGAGGCGCCAGCCTCTCGAAAGAGAAGCTTGGCGAGGATTTGATATTCAGAATCGGGAAGGGTTATCTTGTTTTGCTTGAAGTTTTCGATGGTAGTTTCTTGATTGGTAATTTGTTCTTTTAATGCGCCATTGGCTTCAGTTAGAAGACGAATGCGCTCATCTTTTGCATCAATTTTCTCCAAAGCGGAAAAATACTTATCTTCAAGAGAGTTATACTCTGCTTCATAGGCTTGAAGCTCAAGAGTTAGGGAGGCTTGGGAGTCCTTTAAGGCTGAAATTTCAGTAGTAAGATACATAATAACAGGAACTGAAATTATAAATGCCATAATAAGAAATAGAATAAAAAAAGTAACAAATTTATCTCTCATAAAGTACTCCCTTTTAAATTTTTAGATTAAATCTTCGGCTTCTTCCATATCCGGCGCCGAAGCGTTTTCTTTAATGATGCCCTCAAGAACTTTGAAGGAATAGTTCTTATGCTTATAGGCAGTGAAAGAAGGACGATTTACAATTCGCACAACTACACCCTCGCGCACATGAGTCTTGCCAATAGAGTCAGGGCCATCGTAGAACTTTTCCGCCACATCCTTAATCCATTCGCCTTCATAGCCTTCACGAAATCCAAAAGGAATTCTACCCTTCCACATTACAGGAACAGTCTTAATACCCATCTGTTCACAACGATAACGCATGAAGTCAGGAGAATATTCTACTACATCGCCATCTTCATTAGTCATGGTCATACGATAGACATAAATGTCAGATTCAGTCCCTTCACACCCATAGGAAAAAGTAGTAGTCTCCCCATACTGCTTTACAAAATCCTTACCAACCTTTTTGTTGTTACCATCTGCCATAATCGGCGCGCCAGTGTGAGTGAAGCCTACTACTTCGTAGTAGATGGTCTCACCCTTACGAAGCTTCCCAACAAACTTATCATGATGCTGCTTACGGAACTCATTCGACCCATAGAACCCGCCATCAAAGTCCTCAAGCACAGTGCGCCGAGTGCCAGAAATATAATCATACTCATACTGCGCGACGCCATACTTTTCTCCAAAAGCATTGCGCCACTTGCGCACAGGAATCAACTTATGCAAAGCCGCCTTGAACAGAGAAGTGTAACTATAAACGCCTTCCTTTCGAATCGGCAGATAGCCAGTTCGCTGGGAAGTGCCATGCATCTTCAAGGTAATCTCAATTTCATCCCCAGGCTTAAACGCATCCAAATTATACGCAAGCTGTTCAGTATCAGCGTGCTCCGCAAACAGCGGCGCAATATTAGCCTTTTGCTTACGAACTTTATTACCCTTTCCGCTACCACCAGTCCGATGATTCGAACGAGGAATGTACTTGCAACAAATCTCATGCCCATTCAGCATTTCAATCTTGTCACCAACATTCAACTCATCCAGATTCACACCAGTATAAGCAACAGCCGCGATCGGCACAAAAATACCATCAGACTTCTCACCACGCAGACGAATTGCCTTGATATTCCGCTTATCGCGTTCAAGATATCCAGTATCCGCAGTACCGTCGGCCTTAGTGCGGCACATATGGTTTTCATCACAAAATTCTGCGCTCAACTGCAGGTCAGAAGGAAAATAAATTCCCTTGATTCCTTCTACCACATCCAAACCAACACAGGTGTCATTTCCAAAAAAAGTCGCAATTTGGAGCCGGTCAGCATTAGAATGCGGCCGCAGCTTTTCAACACGCACAACATATCCACAATGTTCAGCCATTATATTCTACCTCATTCTTCAAAGATTCAACCAAAATTTTCGCGCCCACAACTCGAAGCTGTTCCCAGCCATAATCACTTGCCTTATTAGTCCGATACAAACAAGACTCAATAAAATACTTGAGGGAGTCTTCATATGCTTCGATGTAGTCGTGCTGTGTCCAGGTACCATCCGCAATCTTCTCACAGTACTTCAAGAAAAACTTACCCTTTGCGGTCAGTTCCGCCTTATCCTTACGCCTACCAAACATATTCATTCTCCTCTCTTAACTTTCTATATATAGTATATCAGAAATTTAAAGAAAAATCAAATTAATTAGGAAAAAAATATTTCATTGATAGATAATCGTAAAAGCTTTCATAGGAATTTACGATATAAGATTGGCCGTCACTTAGCATAAAGGAAGCACCGTATTTTAGTTCTTCATTAGAATAAACTTCCCAAAAGAACATAAAATCATCTTCAAGCTCATGCTGGAGAGTTTGATTAGTACCACCGAACTCATTCAGCATGGCAAGAATAATGGCATCTGCTGCGCTACCAAGCGGCCCTTCATCAACATTAACGCCAAACAAATCATTAAGCTGACCAAGAGCATCGCAATTCTTACGATAGCCATCCATTAGAATAACAAAAGTATCTTTAGAAATCATTTTAATTCTCCTTTAATCCCATAACTGTTCAAAATGGTTTGCCATTAATTCAAAACCACGTTTAAGATAAAGCTGGCGCAGCTTATTATTCTTTTCTTCCTCTCCCAAAAACTTGTCATACAATTCTTTTGGTATTTCTTGTCTTTCCATTAAATAAGTATCAATTTCATCTCGATAACGATTTTTAAAACCATCCTCAAAATCTTCATCGCTCATTTGAAAACAATGAATCATTTCTCCAAGAAAAATTTCCCAGCGCTCAGTTTCGTTCTCCGCACCTTCATCAAAAAACTCTGTTGGCGCACCATGGCAACTATCCTTTAACTGAGTTAGAGTTTTGATGAAGAGTTCTCTATAGAAACAATCTAAATCATAAACGTCCCAATCACAAAAACCTCTTGTGGCGCGCTGCCAGGCCATTTTAAGACATCTAAAGAATAGCTTAGTTTTATACCATAAACCACGATGATGTTTAATCGTGTCAAAAACATTTAAACTCATTAGTGTGCCCCCTTGTCTGCTTCGTGGAGAAGCATAATATAATCCCACATGTATTTACCAAGTCTATTTTTCCACTTGTTAATTGACTTTTCAGTTTTACTGAAGTAGGGCTGCATATGGTAACAAATCACCGTAGCCATCCGTCGCATTTCAACATCTTCAAGAAGAGGCTCCATTGAAAGACAAAGATAACTACCAACATTGGGATGGCCATAATAATGTGCATCTTCAGTTTTCTCGCCTTTCATCGTATGGAAAGTTTGGGTATAAAGCTTACCATAATCATGGAAGAGTGCAGCCTGTCTCAACCATTCTTCATCAGTTTTAATAACTTTATACGCCATGGCGCAGTGGTCTCCCAAATTCATAGAATGATGAGAGTTATGCTGGTCAAACTGACACATTTTCAGAAACTCGTCAAACGCGCCAGGAAGTGCGGCATTAGTATTATGAATGACTCGAATCATATCAAAACCTTCGGAAATGGTAGGCATTTCAAACTGGCAAAGCTGGCGCATGATTACTTCTTCAGGCACAACTCGTTCACGAGAACGATTTTGTTCAAGAATTGTATCCAGCGGCGTAGCCACAATCATGGCAACACAACAAGCCAAAGACTTTACTTTATCAAGAATCGACTTGCGGTTTTTGTAAGTCAAGTTGGTTGCATCATAAATAACATGAGTGCCTTCTTTAAGATGTTCAATCGTGCGCGAATGCATGATTTCGAAGACCTCGCGCGGATTACCCTGAATAGCGGCATCGCCATAAAGCTCTTCTCGAATTTCATCAGAAGATACAATTTCGTATTTATTAGTACCCCAAAGAGCATGAGCATCGGCAAAGGTTGATTTGCCACATCCCGCGGGGCCGATTAACATAACAAAATTAGGTTTCATTTCAATTCTCCTTAATCATCCTCAAACTTTCTTCCAAAAATTTTATGGCCTCTTCTTTATCACAGTATACCTCTGCGTAATATATTTCCTTACCCAACAATGCATTCCACACTGCGCGCAAGCGTGAATTTTGTTTTCCAAGATAATTAGAAGTAAATGAGAAAGTAACATCTGTAATTTTTCCACTGTCCTTATCTCCCCATTCTTCTACTTCAAAGTTTAATTTTGAGCATCTACAATTACATTCAATTTCAGTATGGTTGCGCTTATGGTGTCTCATTTAATTTCTCTCCAACCATTCTTCTGAATGATTCTACGCATATTTTCTACATCAACGGAGTTCATACTGTGGATATGAATAGGATAGTTGCGGCCCGTATCTTCAAGCCAGTCAAGCAACTGAATATAGTCTCCACCAATATCAATCAATTCAATGCAATCTACAACATTATTATCAAAATCAAGCCAAGAGCCATAAATTTCAATTATTTCCTTTGCCATATGAACAGTTTTTACCCATATCCATTCATGATACATATCTCCAGGCGCAGGTCTAACAGCATCAATCCACAGCTTCATTTAGCTCTCTCCTTTACACTAAATAGGCTCTTCCGCCCTGTTCACGTAAAAAATACATATGCTCTTCATCGGTTTCATCAAATTTAACAACGCTATAATAAATACTATCCTCAACTTCCTGCTCATATTGAGAAATGGCTTCTTCTTCATCCTCAATTTCATACTCTTCTTTTACGTCATCTAAATCCATAACGCCATGATATCCTTCAAAAGATTGATAATTAGCAATGGCGCATTGATGCGCATGCTCCCAAGCAGAATCTTCTGATTTAGCTTCGATTACTTCATACTCATCGCCACAGCCGCATCCATATTCAATAAAGTATTTCATCTTATTATTCCCTCTTTTTCATTTTCTATATATATTATACCAAAAATTTTAAAAAAAGTCAAATAAAAAAAAGAGAGGTATATTAAACCTCTCTAAAATAGCCTTTAAACAACCCAACCAAAGCATCATCAAGTTCCAACTTAATTGTCCCATCACCAGGGATTACTTGATACTTATCAACTAAAGTTTGCATAACTTTAAGTTCAGTTTCCGCAATAGTTCTTGCAGAACCAAGTTCAAAGTCACCATGCTTTACCTTAAGCAAATATTCCTTATGTCCACAATCAAGACACTGCGCGAATGTCTTACCTTTAATATAGTCTTCCATGAATTCGCGCAGACGAACAATGTGAAGAAGTTGCTTCGGGTCATAACCCCATTTCTCAATCTTCAATTTCGAAGCAGGAGTAACTTTCTCCAAAGCCTTAAACTTTTCAAAAGCCATTCCATACATTGCGCGAATGCACGCAACGGGATTATAATGCGCAATACGCTCGGCATTGTCGCGAAGAAAATTTACAAAAGGTTCAAACTTGGCATTAGAATAATAATATTCCGTAAACAAAATCTCCAAAAAGTTAATGTTCTGTTTAAGGAAGTTATGAATCATATGTCTTACATCCTTAACATCACATTGCTCGCCATCTTCAAAGCAAATTGTCTTTGAGGTCATTTGATGACCGAGCGCGATGTCAGTGATGGTCGGGAAAACGATTGCTTTTGTGTCTACGTCGGAGTCTTCCGTGGAGAGACCGTAGTTTTGGGAACCGTACAAACCGAGATAAATTGGGGTGTAGTGTTCGTTTACTCCGGCAAGATGGGTTTCCATTGAGTAAGTGATTTTGTCTTTCATAGGATTCCTCCTTTAGCTTATATTATAATTATAACAAAATTTTTGAGAAAAATCAAGCTTTAACTAGAAGCTCTTTGTAAAATTTGTTGCAATAAATTATTAACTTGAACATCAATTGTATAATACGCCTATGCTTGTTTTATCCTTCCAGAGACATCTGTATCACTTGGTATATTTGGCCAAGTTTTATCAACATTAAATGGAGATAAATCTAATTTTAAATTTTTTATTTCTATATTTACACTTTCAGTAAAATCATCTCTTAATCCATTAATTATGTCCTAAATCATTTCCGATGCAGGATAGGGATTTTCGTTTATAAAAAACATCACTGGTTTTCCCGCTTCTAAATTTTCATCAAATAATTCTGGCTCTTTAAATTGAACATTTTTATTAATATTTAAAAGCTTATCTAAATTGCTTTCAATATATGAATTTATTCCATTATAAATAGAATTAAAACGCCCAAAAATATTCTTATAATTTTCATAGCCGTCATTTGATTCATAATCTTCATTTGGTAAGTTATAATTTGAAGAAAAATAAAATTTACCAAACTATTCTCTCGCACCCTCTCCTAAATCAAGACCTCTGGCAAAGAAAGTACCTAGAGGTTGATGATTAGGTACTCTTTCTTTCAACTCTTTATCAAAGTGACTATTAAAAGTTACTACTCCATCATTAACAGTATAATTTTTGACCTGAAAACCAAAAGATTTAAAAATTATATCTATTGGAGGTTCTTTAGATTTTGTAGTTAATCGAGTCAAACCAGCCGGTATAACTTGTATACCTAAAAAATCAAAAAAAGCATTCCAATAAATTTCTCCCAATGCACCTCGAATTCCACTCGAAGTCTTACTAATACCAATTTCTTGAGCTTCGATTAGGAATTTTGAAATAATCTTATCAATTGAAGCATTTGCTAAAGGATACCTTCCTGGTGGAAGAAAGGATAGAATTTTCTATTTAATTATCGCATTTCTGTCAGATGCAGTTTTAAGATTTAGTTCTTGCTATTCAGATACAAATTTTTTAAAATGTTCTGAGAATTCTCTCTAAAAATTTTGGCTTAAATCTTGTGTAAAGCGTACTTCAATTTTACTTTGCCGTTTAGACCGAAAAAAAGTTATACCTTTATGCTTTTTAGATTCTAAAAATTCACCTTTTTGATCCCAATTAGCACTATCAATTTTTGGTACATTAAAACTTACTGTTAAAGTACCTTTTCTACCGACAACCTAACTTCCACCTTTTAGAGAACTACCAATTAATGTGGCCCCATCAGGAATTAATTCAAGGGCTTCATCTCCTATTAATCTTCTAAATTCTGAAGTAGAAAATTCTTCTTGAGTAAAATTTAAAACAACTTCTTCTAAATTGCTTAATAAAATTTCTTCAAAAACCTCTTGGATTTCTTTTATTAAAATTGGATTTTGTAATATGGAAGCTGCTCCAGAATTTTTCCACTACATGACTTTATAATATAAATTTTTATAATTGCTAATTCCTAAAGATGCATAAAGTGCTGCTTCTTTTTTTATTAATTCTTCTTTTAGAGCTTCTAATTCTATAATTTCTTTTTCTTTTATTCTTTCTAATAAAGTTTTTCCTTCTATATTTGATGTTGAAATATCACCAGATATTAATTTTAAAACAGCATTTTGTATATTTATTACGTCCTATGCCTTAGCAAAACTGGTGGGTGCATCTATATATGCACTATTTCCCATTAGCTCACCTCCAATAAAAAAAGGACGCCAACGGCGCCCTTAGTGTTTATCCTAAAAACTTTACCATACAAAAACCTTCTTTTGTAGTTGCCCACTCGCCATCATCATAAAGTACAACTACCTCTTCTCCCTTTGGCATAATTCTAATTACCTCAGCTTGAAGAGAAGGCTCCTGTCTCAAGTTTAATTTCTTAAGCACCTTTAATGTTTTTGGCTCGTAACCATAGGCGAGTTCTTCAAAGTTTAATTCTTTTTCTGCCATTTGGTACACCTCCATTTTGTTCTATTTTTAAGTAGCAAAATAATGCAAGAAAATACAATAAAAGCCGCCGTGTGTTTACGGCGGCGATTGGTCGGAGTAATAGGATTTGAACCTATGGCTCTCTGCTCCAGAAAAATCTTAGATTGTCTTAATAACCTCCTCAACTTTGTACTCATCAGCAATATGAATTCCTTTTTTTTGATTACTGGAAGGATATTCATATCGCCAACGAAAACTTAATCCCGTAGCCTCTTTGATAGAAACTAAATAACCTTGCCCCTCAAAAAAAGTATAAAAATAATCAATTTCTTCTGCTGAATATTTGTATCTTGTAGTAGCTTTAGTATTGGTTGTTTGACAACAAGTAGCTATTTCAAAAGCCGCTTTTTCTTTTGCTGTATCTTTTGCCCAACTTGCGGTTTTACACTGGATACGAATAAACTTACCATTAAAATCAGCAACTACATCATATTTGGAACTTTCATCGACTGGAGTTAAACATCTTATACCTAAACTAGTAAGGTCTAAAATACAATGTAACTCCGTCACTGTTCCTTTTTGTTGAGTAATATCTAACATTTTCTTTTTTTCAACAAAAATCTCTTTTTCCAAAGCAGATGCCCTACCAAACTGGGCCATACTCCGTTAATGGTGGAGAATAGCGGAGTCGAACCGCTCACCTCGTCCTTGCAAGGGACGCGTTCTAGCCAGATGAACTAATTCCCCATAGATGGCTGGGGTGGCAGGATTCGAACCTGCGGATGCAGGAGTCAAAGTCCTGAGCCTTACCGCTTGGCGACACCCCAATATGGCGGAAGATACAAGAATCGAACTTGTACATCGTTTTACACGATGGAAGGATTAGCAATCCTCTGCGTTACCATTACGCCAATCTTCCTTGTGGCGGAGGCGGTAGGATTCGAACCCACGCGCCGCTCATCACGACCTATCTGTTTTCAAGACAGAACCCTTCAACCACTTGGGTACGCCTCCACAAAAGACGAGGAACTTCCTCGTCAAAGTCTTTCAATTATCTCTTACTTAAACAATAATTCAGAAAAAATTTTAGCGAGGTCTTCGTCTGCGTTGATCTTATAAACACGCTTATAAGTGCCATAAGTCTCATTATACTGGTTGATAAGGGAATGATAGTGTGCACGAACAGCCTCAATCTGCTCTTCAAGCTGTTTACGTTCTTCTTCACGCTGCGCCGCAGCTAACTTTTCCTTTTCCTGTTCAGCAATAAAAGCAGCTTCTGCAGCGAGGCACTCTTCAACAGTCTTGTATTCCTTATTGGTGATGTCACTAATAATACGCATTGTTTTTCTCCTTTTTGCTCGTTTTTTTAATTGGTTGGAGCGCCATACCGGATTCGAACCGGTGAGTCCACCTTGGAAGGGTAGCGTGTTGCCACTACATCAATGGCGCAAATTGGCAGGCGTACTTTATATCGCGGGGTCGTTTCACCAACCCGATTACCCATCCTTGCTTAAAATGAGAAAATCGCACCCAGCCGCTATCAGAGTTTCACTGAAGGTTTATGTTTCTTGTTTGCAACCAATACTCCTAACCTCTATTAGCAAGTACCCATATCTGGGTTTGGTAGTACAGATTGGACTCGAACCAATGACGAACGCCTTATCAGAGCGCACTTCTAACCAACTGAATTACTGTACTATGAACTATGGCCGAGCAAGCAGGACTCGAACCTGCGGCCGACGGCTTAGTGGTGGGCGAGGATGGAATCGAACCATCGACACAGGGATTTTCAGTCCCTTGCTCTACCGACTGAGCTACCCGCCCAAGGCCGTTGCTCTATCCTACTGAGCTATTGCTCGCTATGGTACTCCTTCTAGGATTCGAACCTAGGACCAGCTGGATATAAGCCAGATGCTCTAACCGGACTGAGCTAAAGGAGCACATGTCCCGTAATCTACTAGACTCATACGGGCGAGCCACTCTCCTCACCCAGACAGTTAGGGGATGACTTGCGTAGACACCTCACGGAAAATTTTCTTGTTTGAAAATTTCCAAAAGTCATCTATCCTTCTATTCACGGCTAGCTACTCCGAGGGTCTTGGCGATAGAGACCAAAACAAGACTCCGTACTTTTCTTGCTATTATTCACCAAATAATTAAGTAAAAAGTTGCTGTTGGAGCCTTTAAGTTAGATTATAAAACTAGACGCCTAAATTAGTTCTAAGTTAAAAGCATAGAATCTTGCATTATAAAGGTTTGCTGTGAGCGTCTAAAATATGTTGTGGTGTCATAAGGGCAGACTTTGCATCGTTAATCCACAAAAGTTTCACCGCTTGGTGCCCCTGCGCAGATTTGAACTGCGGACACCGTGATTTTTTAGTCCTTCAGAATTGGCAATTACAAAGTTTCTAACACTTTTTCTAGTTTAAAATCTTCTGCAAACAAAATATTCTTTGTTTGCCCATTTTTTGTTGGCACAAATCTTATTCTTTGACTTCTTTTTCCACACAATTCATAAGGAACAAGATAGCATTGTCCATTATAAATTGTAGCAAAGAAATCTACATCTTCTTCTGAATAAGATAAGTTTAAAGTACCTTTAGTGTTTGTATGACTTGTACTCGTGGCGAACTCTAAAAATGCTTCTTCTTTATAAGTTCCAGTTTTAACTTGAATCTTATATAGAGAATGATTTATGTCCACAATAAAATCATACTTTGAACTCTGAACCATCGGCTTAGAAACTAAAATTCCCAATTTTAGAAATTCCAAAGCCACTTGTTGTTCTGTAATTTCTCCTATAAAATGACTACTTAGCATAATATCAACTCCTACTAAGTAATTGCCATTCTACATGAGTCTAAAAAGTCACGTGCTCTACCAACTGAGCTACAGGAGCATGAGCGTCATTTTGGATACGAGGCGACTAACTCTTCTTTCCAAAACGACTCAGTTACAACTTTCAAATTAGAAACATCCAATAGCCAGTCACCTCTACGAACATTTCACATAAACCCAAAGATTTTAGGATTTTCTCACCCTACCACCAAAGTTGCGCTTGTAACTGTGACCAGAGGCTTGGTGGTTCATATCTATCGGCTTTAACGACTCCTCCGTTGGTCTTAACCTCTTGGAAAGCTTGAATTTCACATATGGGGGCAGGTGTGGGATTCGAACCCACGTCTCTAGGGTATGAGCCTAGTCAAGGAACCTCTCCTCTAACCTGCTACGATGGGAGAATTTATACACAGGAACTCTCCAAAACCTGGCTTGCGCAAAGCAAACTTAAACCAAAATCAATCTTTTTCTCTCGCCTGCTTTGAGCTATGAGAGTGTTTCAAAAGGTAGCTACTCCTTTTAGGCGGGCTTTTATCTTCCTACCACCGGAAGCCGAGGGCTTTACTCGCTGGGTTGATTTGGATAAGGTCGAGGGCCTCTTCCGTCTTATCGCTTTGGTTTAAATTTAAGTGTCCTCCCCATTTCATCTGCCACCAGGACCACCCCTATGCAAGAAGTGGTTAGCGAGAATCGAACTCGTTATTCCTTACGAAATTTGCTGACTTGGAACAGCCTGTGGTAGGGTTACGCTTCGATTTCAAGTGAGCAAGAGCGGGAGAAAGTTAAGGAAGGATGAGAGGTCTCTTGCTCACTTTGTACTTAAATTATAACATAATTTTAAGTGGAAATCAAATTTTTTAGCTTCATTAAGACAATTAGTTAAAACAACGTCACCACGTGAAGGTTTGTCTTTTGACGTCAGCCGGAGATAGGAATCGAACCTACAACCTACGGTTTACAAAACCGTTGCTCTGCCAATTGAGCTACGCCGGCATGAGGAGAGTAGTTTTTATTTTAACGTGAGTCCACTCTCCAAGTTCTCGACTCACATTACTATGCGGGCGGCTCATCCTCCGCGAGGTATTTAGTAGATACAATCATACACATCGACCTCCTATTTTTCACATAGTAGCAGCAGTTTTACTTCGCTTCTTTCTATACCCTTTTCCGCTTTCTTGCCACATATCGCCTCACTTTTTATTTAGCTGAGGTCGCCGGTGGTAGTTGAAACTGCTAAAATCCGTGTTAAGGGTAGTTCTTTTAGTTTTAGGGCAAGGAACCATGACTTGCGCCGTTGGCGATTCGTAGGAGACTCGAACTCCTGACCTCCACCGTGACAGGGTGGCGTTCTACGCTACTGAACTAACGAACCATATGAACGATGTTGGACAGCTATCCTTAACAAGCACAATACTTCGGCTGGGGCACACATCAAAGCACCCACAACAGTTTATTCCCAAAAAACCGTTGCCAAACAAAGCGATTCTCTCGTCTCCTCTTCCACGCCCAGGTTTTTCTACTACGAGGTACTGGGAAACCTTAATGGCTGCCAGACGGGGACTTGAACCCCGAACCCTCGCGTTAACAGCGCGACGCTCTACCGATTGAGCTATCTGGCATCAATGGGGAGTTTCCTCCCTCAACCTTACATATATATTATATCAAAATTTCCAAGAAAATTCAAATTATTTTTCAGCAACAATTTTCGTTAGTCGCTCAACAATTTGAGACAGAATTGCTGAATGTTTTAGCTCTTCAGATACAATCTCCTTGAACTGCGCCATTTCTTCTGGAGTTAGCAAATGGACAAATTTTGTTAGACAAAGATAATAACTCCTTCGAGCATCTGCTTCTTCACATATAAGCTTCTCGAGTTCAGCACTAAAGGCAAATTTTTCAGCATCATTCATAATACACAATCCCTCACTATTCGATCATACCACAAAGTATCTTCTTTGGCTATGTCGTCCAATAAAATCAACTTTTCGTAATCAAAAAATTCACCATTAAAATCATAGAAGTGCGCGCCGTCTCCCGCAACAAAATGTCCCAAGATAGGTTCATAGAAAATTTGCAAGTTGGGAAAACGAGAACGGAGAATTAAGGAGAAGTAATAACAATTTCCATCAGTCCAATGACAATCAGACGGAAAACGGCGCTTAATGAAAGAGAGGATTTCGTTTGATTGGGACATTTTTACCTCCGATAGGAAAAGAAAATCAGATGGGGTGACAATTCCCATATCTCCATCGCGGCGAAGGCTGCCCGTTCCTTCCTCTGATTTTCTTTTAATGGTGCGGAAGACGGGAATCGAACCCGTATGCCCTTGGGGCGAGGGATTTTCTTACTACTCCATATTACTATGGCCGTATTTCTACGTTGTAGTCTGGACTATGTCTTAACCATATCTTTTGACTTAGGTTGCTGGTGTATAGTCTCTACACATTTATTTGGCGCAGTTTTTTCCTCTATAAGACTCTGTAAAAGCGTGGCAATTAGGACACAATAAAGCAAAATTTTCTATTGTATTATTATGTCTGTTGCCATCTTTATGATGTAATTCAAGTGGAATTGGTTTATCTAACCAAGTTTCAAGACCACAGCATTCACATCTATGTTCTTTCAACCCTTCTTCTAAGAGCTTAATCCTAACTTTATTTGTTTGAATATCTTTGCTATTGGCTAAATATTCTTCTAAAGTTAATTTAGGCATCTTTTTTGTTAAACCTTTTCCAGCTTTATTACCATCATATTTTAAACCAAGTCTGTCTAAAATAGAGTTAATTGTTTTTGGATTGCAAGCGAGTTGTCGCGCCATATAGGCTTTTGATTGCCCCTCTTGTATCCATTGTTCAATTTCTGCTTTTCGTTCTAAAATATCAGTTCGCATTTCCATCACCTCTCATAATATAAGTGGATTTGGATTACACTTACTTTAACTTTTTAGAACGTAAACCAAAATTTAGCACGGCGTCCTCTTGGCTATTCGCCGTTTTAGCCAGCTTCTACTCTTAAAGTTTCCTTTAAGGCACTCTCCTTTTACGTCTGCCAAGACGAAAGTCCCTTGCGTCTGCCTGTTCCGCCACTCCCGCATACTCAGTTGAAGTCTCCCTCAGCCTTGTATATATATTATATCAAAACTTTTGAAATTTTTCAAATTTTAAACACTAAAGAATTTTTATTCTTCAATGTAGAAAAACTCCGACCAACTACCAACATCGACAACAGTCCTACCACGCTCATCTTTCCAAGAGCGCATATAGTGAATAGTATAGTTTCTTTCAGCACAAAACTCGTTAATAATCCTATACGCCCACTGTTCATCGTTTGCAAAGCCAATCACACGTTCAATACCACGGCTGTTTTCAAAATAAACTTTCATTTTTCTCCTTTAGCGATAACGCTCGTCCTCGGCATATTCATCATAATCTTCATCATAGCGCGGCTTATACTTACGCTTGCGTTCAGCCTTTCGCTTTTTATCCTCAAAGATTTTAGTAGAAGGGTCTACTTCACCCCAATCGCGCCGAATAGTTTTATAGGTATCATAAAACTTGTTATCGCTCTTACGCTTAGACATGACTTACTCCTTTAATCTTGTAGCCACATTGGTAAATAAGTTAAATTATACATCACAAATGGGTCATAATTAGGTAGGGTTTTAACCCAATCCCAAAAACCCTTTGAGAAACCTTGGTAATAAGTGCCAAAATTTTCTGTAAAGTGATGCTTTTCAATGTATAAGTCTCCTTCAAAAGAAAGAGGATACATAATTTGTGTGGAAAATTCTCCCGATAAAGCTTCTCTAATATGATTCAAAGTAAAAGGAGATGCTGGTTTATTAAAAACTAAACCATTTCCATACTCCGCGCCGCAGCAAAAGAAACAATTATTCAAAAACTTAGAATTAGAAATGAAAGCAGAATTAGAAATTTCTTCACTACCAACAATATTATTGCTATTATGAATATTACTTGAATGAACCACACCTTGACTGTCAGAAACCATACTAGAAAGAACAATCTGATTCCCAAAAGATACATCACTCGCGCCGTAGACATAAGTTGAATCTTTAATTCGCTTACTCATCTGTACTTCACGCGAGTTTTCTACTTCTTCCGAAGTGGAAATTAAAGTGCTACCACTAACCTTTTTACAATTATCAATATTTCTACTATAAGAAATATCCTCACTCTGATTTACGCAGATACTTCGAAGAACATACTTTGAGTGATTGACGTGCTCGGAATCTTTTACCTTACAAGCCTCCCAATACTGCTCAATTTCTCCCTCGGTAACAGGCAAATAATCATAACCCCAATGAAAGACTTCAATTGGGATATGCCTATTCTCAAGAATAGTTGAAATTTCTGCGCCATCTGGATATAAGCGAGCGATTAACTTCTTACCAAAATCGCAAGCATTATATTTATCTAAAACTTCTTGTGTTATAAACATTAAAATTCACCATCTTCGGTCATCTTGGCAATCTGAGTAGCAAGAGTGTTTGCCCTCTCGTAGTGGAAATCAATGCGTTTATTAAAGAGACAAATGTGCTCCATCATGACGTTCTGCATATAGCAGTAAAAATCACACCAATAAAATTCCAGCTTCTCAGCAAGTCGCTTCTTAGCGAGCTTCTCGCCATAAGCCGCATCAAACTCATCGCCATCTTCGAAGTTACAGCGCGCCTTGCCTACGAGGTTGTCCATTACGGGGCCGTATTTCTTAAGCCACTTATTGGCAAGACTACCAAAATCATCCCAAGTATATCTTACACCAAAAGAACCCCAAAACTTGTCAATCTGTCTATCGAAATCTTCGCGCAATTCTTTCGAAGCACTAGGAAACTTAGCAACCACAACACCAAGAGCCTCGTTCACATAGATATCAAAATCCTTAGCCATTTTCTTTCTCCTCTTCAAAAATCTTTTCAATATTAAAGTTAAGCAACTTAATTAACGATTCCATTTTTGTGCCTTTTTGAAAATATGGCACAGGATAAAGACAACCTTTTCCTACTAACTCCGCGCCGCAGACATCGCGGCAATAACGCAAGTAATCCGCATAAGTCAAACCAAGCAACCGCGCGGAAAGCACATTATAACTTCCATTAGTTGAAGTAAGTGGAAGCTTGTTAAAGTTAAACCGAATCATAAACTTACCAGGATGATAAGGACTTTCATCAGCATAGACATAATTCATATACTAATCTCCTCCCAAAGTTCGGTAAGTTCAGCTTTTTCTTCATCAGAAAGATTACAAAACTCTCCCCAATTTTCGTACCCAAGAAACATTTTTGGATTAAACTTTGGCAATTCCTTGTCAAAGACTTTCACATTAAGTTGCGCCTTTGGAATATAATTAGGGATGATATACTTTTTAACCGTTGTAGGACTTGGAGAACCTCCCATGGCGCGTGAAACTCCAGCATAAGTTTTTAGCTGGATATACAGCTCATTCATTTCAATAATCATGTCTTGTGTGACTTGAGTCCGAGCCATTTAGAAGTTCTCCTTTCACTTTATATTTATATTATACCCTATTTTTGAAGAAAAATCAAATTTTTAATCTTCCTCCGTATGATGACAACCGCACGCACAGGGCGCCGCAGTGTTATTTTGCATCATCGCCATCATCATGAGCATATCACGTGTATTACCATCACCCTTATTCATCATGAGATAAAGGAACATGGGATTAGACATATCAAAGGACATATTCCCCATCGTGCCACCATTCATCATCATCAGCATAGGCAGCGTGGAGTCATCAGATTTGTTCATCATCAGCAGAGGAAGCATATTGCCAAAAGGCGTATCGGGAGAAGCATTGAACATGTTACTACCAAAGCTAATAAGCTTAGTGTAGAAGTCAAAACCGAATACATTCTTCGTGGGAATCAGAGTGGTTTCAGTCTGATTCAGAACTACCTCAGCAACAACTCGACCATCTTCGCGCTGATTGATTACACGCAGCCAGGAATTATGATGATAGATAAAATCGCCAGGCTTTGCATCTTTCTTAGCGACGGGCGCCATATAGCAGAAATTGTCCATATCAAGAAGCATATCGCTTACATCAAGGTAAGTATTGTCCTTTTCACTCCAAGCAAGCCAGCCATCCTTTGTATTAAAGGCAGGGCCATAGATGGACATACGAACCTCGGTAGAAGGGACGGAACCGAACTTAACATTTTTCATGATATTATTAAACATAGAAGGATTCTCCTTTTCTTTATTTTCTTTTTTAAGATTTTCAATTGATTTTTTAATGTCTTCAAGTTCTTGCTGAACCGACGAAACACAAACATTTGAAAAAGTTAGACCATCATTGTTTATTTTTAAACAATTAGTATGAGTTGAATCAGAACTCAAACTATCTGATAAAGTCCATATACCATTAGATGTAACTGAATATTGTTTTGTACAGTTTGCTACAGAGCTAAATGCTGTCGCAACTTTAGAAGTTTCTAAAGAATATGTAGCAGTAAAATTAACATCTTTGTTAAAATATAGTAGCCCATCCCAACAAGCAGTATAAATCCAACGACAAGTTTTTGATTTTAATTCGTCAAATTCAAAGGTTGATTTATCATAGAGCCTAACTGGAATAACTCGACTTCCTCTGTAATCATATCCTTCTTCATTGGTAAATTTAAAAGAAGGAATTTTAGAGGCGCATAAAACTCCAATGTTATAGTTACGAACTGTTTCGAGAATCTCCTTAAATACATCTTCACTAACAAAATAAGAATATTCTCTCTGACTCGGTTCTTGATTCTTATCTAAGAACCTAATTTTACAAATACCAAAAGGTTCTGTCATTAACTATCTCCTTCCTCTTTATTCTTTATTCTTCTGCCGACTCATATACAACATACACTTCTCACACTCAATCAAACCACACTTCGGACACCGAACACCATCGGGGTCTTCGCCAGTGCCATCCCAAATGAAGTGCTTGCCGCCCATAAAGTCGGTAACAGTAACATGGAGGTCCATTCGCTGGTCATAATTCAACTGCTCAAGCAATCCATTGAAAATCTTCTGCTGTTCATAAAGAGTCAGATTATCAATAGAGAACTCAACCTTGTACATAGAACGACTTTTTGCCATCAGTTTACCTCTCTTTCAACTTTCTATAAATATTATATCAAAAATTTCTAAAAAAGTCAAAATAAAAAGAGCCTTTATTTTCTAAAGGCTCTATTTGTTTATCAAAGAACAACGGAATCATACATGGGGTCATTAAGCGTTTTCACCATAACATCCCATGCAGTTTCACCTTTTAATGCTCCAAGGAAAGCCTTGAAAGTCGAAGGCGACTGACCGCTTACATAGATGACATCTTCGTGAGGATGAAGGAAGGTATCATTGCGCGCCTCTACGTTCCAAAGAACAATCTTAGGCAGCTCATAACCAGCTTCCTCAAAACGCTTCCGCATGGCATCAATAAAAGAGTACTGACCGTAATCCTTTTCCATTCTGTTAATTTCCATATCGGAAATTACAACCAGCGCTTCGGGCATATCTTCAGATTTAACATTACCACGAATTGCGTGTTCGAGAATGTAAGAGAAAGCTTTTTCGAGGTCGGTGTCAAGACCAACATCGGTATGCATAACCTGGTCAACATTTGCCTTCAGAGTTGCTCCTTCGCGCAGTTGGATGAAGTGAGGCTCGTCAGTAAAAGTCATGTAGAGGTTATGATAGTCACCCTTATTGCGTTCAGCAAAATAAATTGCCAAACCAATCGAAGTTTCCATAGGACGACCCCACATAGAAGCAGAAACATCAGCCATTACTACTACATTGTGTTCTCCATCAATGTAATTAGGAAGAGATTTCCACTGTTCATCAGCCAGCAAATTCCGCTGCCCATGATGCCAATAGCAGTAATTCTTTACCAAGTCATAGGGATAAAGAGTAGCTGCATTAACCTTTACCTTTCCTTCACTGAGAGCTTCACGATACTCACTAAAGCGCTCTTCATCGTGACGAACAAAAGCATTCGTATACTGCGCCATTGCCTTAGAAGGTACAGCTTCATAGTCAATCTTATCCCATTCCTGCTCACTCATGAGGCGCTCAGTCACACGAATATGCTTGCGCAGTTCACTTAGCATTTTGCGATAAATCTGAGGAGTCGCGCCGATTGCATAAGCTAGGAACTTGGCCTTTTCACGAGTTTCTACGCTGGAAGTGTTAATAGAAGGCATCCACTTAGCCATCAGAGAACAAGGACGTCCCTTATCCATTGCTTGAACATCACTTATCAACTGGCATTCTACCATATCAATAATATAAGGTTCAACAGGAGTTCCAATCAACTCAAAAACAGAATCCCAACGATTAAACTTGGGAATATTTCCAAGATTCTCAATGAGATGCCGGGGATAATTCCGCGCAAGCCACTTCAAGCAAGTGCGAAAAGTGCGCCGCTCACCCAGACCGCCACGAATATTGCCGATATAGAACAGCATCTTGAGCGCGAGTCCTCTATCAGTATTAAAGGCGGCCTCAAATTTATCCTCAATTTCCTTTTCGGTATGAGGACGAAGCGCGCCAGCCTGCGCAAACAGGTCAAGCAGAGGATTGTTCAAAGTAGAATACGCAATCGCGCCGTTTTCGGTTAGCTTCTGATTAGATACCACAGACATAACTTCATTAAACTTCATTTTCAAATCTCCTTTTAACTCATTAAAAGGCAAGACGCCACTTTCCCATAAAGCAAGAAATCTTTGCTGCAAGCGCCTTAACTTTTGTAATTAAAGTATAGCAAAAATTTAGTTAAAATTCAAATTTTGAAAAATAAAAAAAAGAGGGGATTAACCCCTCTTTAATTATTTGACATAAATACCAGGATTTTTTACCAAACCTTCAAGTTTTTCTGCGTTTGCTAAAGCATAGTTGCGATTTTTATTTAGTTCGCATCTTGCATAATATACCCCATTAAAAGAAGCAACATAAGCGTCAGGATAAACTTTCTTAACCAAGTTTACTGCGGCTTGCGCACTGTTTTTGTCCCCAAAGGCACCAGCATGCACGACGTAATAAACTTCCTTTTGGGCTAGCTTTTCTTCTTCTTTTGGTTCTGTTTTTTCAGCAGGCTTTGTTTCTGTAGCTTTTAACTTAGCAGCAACTTTATCTCTGAACATATCCATTGTCCAACCATACTTTTTCATCCAAGGAATAGTATCACTATGATTACTACCATAGCCTCTTTCATAGGCTTCTTTGTGACAGATAATTTCACTAACGGGAATGTTGTATAGTTTAGCAAGATAAGCACAAAGGTCGATTGCTTTTTCCATGCATTCTTCAAAATATTCCTTAGTTCCACTGCCTGCCTTGTAGTTATCATCTTGAATTTCAAATTGAATATGGCTATTGTTGTAGCTGCCTTTCTTGCCACCTCCGCAGCCCCAGGGCTTTATATCCCAAGGCATACACTGAAGCACTGCTAATTCTCCGTCAGCTTTTTTCCCAATAAAAGCATGAACAGCTTTTTCAACATCGGGCTTATTCCAATGGTTGTTATACTTATTTTTACCAATTACGGCAATAATCTTATCTTTATTTGGGTCATTGTCGGCTGGCTGAGTATAACGATTTAACCAAGGATTTCCTGCGGCGGTGTCATGTACGACAATTCCTTTGGGAGTCATTTTTGCTCCAATTTTGTAACAGTCGTTTTGTGTAATCATACACTTTAAAATATCTTTCTCGGTCATTTTTGCCTCCTTTATATTCTTATTAAATAAACGCGCGTGCGCGTGTATGTGCGCACGCGCGAATATCACAATTTTTTTATTTAGTCAAATTTACATTTGAGTTATTTTAAAGCCAGTAGAGTCAGCAACGTATACATGAACTTCTTTCCAAGAGCCGTTTTTTGCCACATAAATTTTACATACAGAAGAATCACTTTCATTGCCAATTATCAAAGCTCCATTTGGCATTGATGACAATATCCATTTTGCATAAAGATGAATTGGTTCTGTAGAATTAATTTTATCGGCAGAAGCCACAGCGCGGCCATCTTCATAATACCAATTATCAAATGTATAATAAGTTTTTATTGGGTCTTCAACATAATCAATAACACTTTGCATTGTATCATCAAGATACCCAATTTGAGGAGGTACTTCAGGTGAGCCTCCACGAGTATCAAAATAAATTGTTACCGGTTGAAAAGCATCCCAAGAGGCTATAAGAGTTATATTATTTGTAATTGTATATGGCTGTGAAGCATCAAATAAACTACCATTATAATACCAACCGTTAAAAGTTGAATTAGCTTTTGTTGGAGTTGGTAATGTAAAGGTTGAATCATAAGTTACTGAAACAGAGGCAGTTGAAACTGAGCCACCATTTGCATTTAAAGTAATAGTATAGGTATTTGGAATCCAATTCGCATATACGGGTAAAGATACATCGCTAGTAGCGAGATTGAAACCTGCTCTTGTAGCATATGCTTCTGCTTGACCATAGTCATAGTCATGATCAAAACTGATACCTGTGCCATTAGCAGCAGTATTCCATTGGGCGCCGGATTTCGCAGAATACCCTGTTTTTCTCAAATCAAAAGTTCCAATATTTATTAGTCCTAAGCTATCATTTACAATTTCACCATAAGAATAGGTGGTTGAATACGGAAGTGTCGCCCATGACTCTTGATTCCCGCCTTGCACGCCACTGTTTGCGTTATAAGTGATAGTAAGCTTATATGCTTGCCATATTGCGTAGAGATTTAAATCACTCTTAATTGTTACGCTTTGCCCGCTTGTATACGTCGCAGAAGTAGCTGTGGAACTAGTTGACCATCCAAGAAATTTATAGCCAGTTCTTGTAGGTTTTGTAGAACTTAAAGTAATCGTAGAGCCATAATTAGCGGTTGTGCCTACTGGCGCGCCAGTGCCTCCGTTTCCATTATAACCGATTGTATAAGTAATAACAGTCCAATGAGCATATAAAGTTTGATTCGCTGTTAAATTAACCGTACTGGAGGAAGTAATTCTTGTGCCACCAGAAGCCGCAGTATACCAGCCATTGAACGTATAACCCTCCCTTGTGGGAGTTGGTAATGTTCCATAAGTACTACCATTAGTTACTGATTTTGATGCAGTTGGTGTTGTGCCGCCGTTTGCGTTAAACGTAACAGTATAGGTCTTATTACTATAAGTATAAACAACAGTAGGATGTCGAGAAGAAGTACACTCCATACCTTTATAAGAATATGAAGTGCCTCTTGCTTCAGATGACACAACAACTAAATATTTTGTTGCCGTGGCATCGCCCCATGTTGCAACAGGAACAGTAAAAGACAAAGTAGTATTTTCTGCCGCAACCAAATCCGTCGCAATTCTAGTAAAACCGCTTGTATTATACTTAACAGTTTGGCTTGGAACGCTGGTCATAAGACCAACGTCCCAACGGCCATCGCTGTTATACTCACTGCCAATGGTAAGATTTACTTTTATTTCTGTAAGATTTACTTTAGTTGAAGCTAATGAACTAACCCCTGGTACTTGGATATATGCGCGATATAGATTACTTGCGTTACTAGTATAACCGGCATAGATATTGTTTAATGAGTTATTACCAGGACCATAAGACCATGCGCCACCATTAATATTATATTTATAATAATCCGTACTAAAAGTCGCGGGGAATGTATATGTTGCCATTTAATCACCCCACTATTAAGAAGAATACTTCACCTTCAGTGAAAGAACTTGGTAAAGAAGTTCCACTATTCTCATCAGTTAGGATTAGTTTACCATCAAGAGTTAAATTACCACTCATTGTATCACCAGTTTTAGTGAGTTTTTGAGTACCTAAATTTTCTAATTCTTTAACAACTTGTGCTGGAGTTATAAGCATTTTTAATATCCTCCTTAAATTAATATTTCCATCTTGCTTTTGAACAGCGAGTGTCAATGTGAACAATGTATTTTGCGCCGTAGCCTACCCCGCCAAATTTGTTCAATTTCATGGCAATATCTTCAAGATGTTGACGAATGTCATATCGAGAAACACCAGCTTTAATTCCATAAATGTCCATGCCTAGACATTTTTTATGCTGGCTACCACTCGCGCCACCACGCTTAGAATTCCATTTAGAACAACGATAACCGCCTGCGTTTGAGCCATTAGGAGTAGGAGTGGCATGAGTTGTGATATAGAACTCAGTACCAGGATATTTCTTTTCACATTCGCGGAAAATCCTTTCAGCAAGAATTCTTACACTAATACCATACCCTTTACCCATGGGGTAGCCATTACAATAATTATATCCAGTGGCGGTACATTGACATTTCATTGCTTCATCAGAAATACGAGGAATAATAATTGCATCCCACAAGGCAGCTTTGGTTTGTTTTCCAACAACCCCATCAGGTTGCAATCCCATCGCGCATTGGAATTGTTTAATGGCTGTTTTAGTTTTTGAACCCATTTTTCCATCAGCCATCCCAACAACCATTCCAAAACCCCATTCAATTAGGCGAGTTTGAATCTCGAGGACAGAGGGATCTTCTGGAACTTCTACTGCTTTTTCATCTTCTGTTTTAGTTACTAGTTCAAGAGCTGCCCAAGTTTGTTTTCCACAAATACCATCTTTCTCAAGTCTATGGTCGTACTAAAAAGCTTCACAGGCTTTTTTGCACTTAGTACCCCAAATTCCATCAATTTCCCCACAGTCATATCCAGCTTGGGTAAGTAATTCTTGAGCATATTTTACTATTTCTCCCCTCATTTTGGGGAAAGTTATTTTTAAAGTCTTTAAAATCATAAAAATCCTCCATTAGAATAAAATTAAAGTCCACATTCTACCCAACGTTGCCCATCTTTTGAATAGTAAGGAACACACCAAACCCATTGCTCACCATCTGGACAGTAGAATACTTCATGGGGATAGTTATTAAATAAAACAGTATTAGTTTCGGTATAGTTAATTTCTAAATAGGGTCTATCATCTTCGTTTTCACTATCTGGGCCACCAAATTCTTTATAACTATTATTAACGTCAGATGATAAACCTCCTAAATATACATAGGTTAATCCATCTGTTTGGATGCCCTATATAGCTCCAGAAAGGTCAAATTCTGTTCTGGTACCAACACTCTTTGAAATGGTTCCTAAAGCTACTGGCATTACTCCTAATTGATTTGGAGCATAACCAATCGCTTTAACTTTTTCAACTGTAATACCGGCCTATAGATCAACAGAATTTCCTCCGCCACTACCGCCGTCAACATTTTTTACACTATAGTAAATACTGTTAATATATTTGTATCTAATCTTTGATAAATCAAAAGCTGTACAAGCTATGTAGGTATTATTACTCGAACTACCTGTTATACCAGCATACATATAACCAGTTTTAAAATCACATTCTTCTCCATTTAAGAAACCATCTATACCATCACTATCAATTATAGGATAAATCCTTATTGTCTTTGTAACTTCTCCTAAACATTCAATAGTTAAGTAAGGGGCATTTTCTCCTGTTTTATAAAAAGAAGACCAAGTTGAACTTCCGCTGCCATGAGTTAATCTAATGTATGGTGCCTCCTGAAGCGTAGCCTTATAAGAAGTTAAATCTATAATTGTCCAAGTGCCCGTACCGGAAGAAAATGTAAAATTTCCTAAAGAAGTACCACTATTCGCGTATCCGGTCGCCGCGGCCACATTTAATACATGGTCAGCATAAGTATCCTATCTACAAATATGAAGTTTTATTGAGAGTAAATCATAACTTTTTAATTCTCCAAAGTATAAGGCTGCAATGGCTGCGGGGCCGGCGCTTGTGGCGCCAGCCTCGATATATGTAGTAGTCGTAGAAAAATAAGGTTGCTCATCCATTTCTGGTGCACGTTGTACATAGGCAACTTGCATGGCCAAATCTTGAGAACTAGGTAAAAAACCAGCCATATGGCACCTCCTTATTCAATTGGTCTTAGCCAAATTGCTCCAATCTCTGGATCAGGTCTTTCTTGGCCATAGAAAACTTTATTTGTTAAATTTGTGAGACCACTTGATAATTTTCTAATTCTAAGATAGCCGCCAATAGAGAAAGAAATATTTGAAACAGAAGTAGTATTGTACCACAAAGCGGAACTAATGCCAACTCCGTTATCTTGGCCACGATTATCTGTACCATTAAAGCGTAGAAGACCATTATATAGGGTTAGAGTTCCTTCTAAAGTACCCATGCGTTCCTCGCCGGTTCTTGCCACTAAGCCGTCTTCATAAGTTGTTGTAGTGTTTGTAGAAAACCAATAGCGGCTTCTAGAGGGCGCCACATTATTAGCTTTGATATAGACATCTGTATTTGAGCCATGGGCAGGAACTTCATAGATAATTTCGACTTTATCTCCTTCAATCATACTGAATTCAACAGGTACATTATCTTCACAGATTCCATCAAACAAAATTGCATTTCCGTCAGCGGTAGAACCCCCGCTACCTTCATTTTCTGCTATTTTTTCATCTACATAAGTAATAGTAGATTCATAATTCTATGCTATTTTTTCATCTACATATGCTTTTGTAGTTGCGTGACTATCTACTGTAGGTGTGGCTAAGTTAGAAATTAGTTGCCCGCCCATATTAATCGTACCAGACATCGTACCACCAGTTAGTGGCAATACTTCAGATTCTTTTGCTGCACCAATTAGTTCTCTAACTTCTTCTGCGGTCTTAGTGGTCATTTCAGCAGAACCAGAACCGACTAAGAAATTATTTGCAGCAACGCCATTCAATCCTGTACCACCTTTTGTTGCGGGTAGAATGCCTGCCATATCTGGTAGTGAACCAATCGCGCCGCCACCTTGAATTGTTTGAATTGCATCATAAACCGCCTTAGCATCCGCCGCGGCGCCTTCAATGCTTAATGTATCATCAACAACTGGCACTGTGTAAGTTTCAGCAATACCAGGAAATTTTAATGTTTTTAAAGCTTTTGCCATTTAAGTTTCCTCCTTTTATTAGATACCATCTTTCCAAGTGCCATCTATTTTTACTTTCATAACTCCTTGCTTCCAAACACCATCAACTTTTACCCAAGGGATTCCAATTTTCCATTCTCCGTCTATTTTTATCCGTACGGATCCAGCAGAAACCCAATTGGCATATATTGTTATTGTTTGATTTGAAGAATTAATAGATTTTCCTAAAGCTGTAGCAAGAGCCTGCCCCGTATAGCTAGCATCATGATCTAGACTAATTCCAGAGCCATCAGCTTTAGTATTCCACTCTTTTCCATCCTCAGTCTTTTTCCCGGTTTTTGTTAAACCAAAGGTTTCTATATTTAATAAACCACTACTATAATTAGTTCCATAGTAATAATCTCTTACATAAGGCATTGGATAAGAAGAAGTTCCAGAACTGGATTGAGTACCACCATTAGCATCAAAAGTAACGGCAATTTTATATGGACTCCAAGTAGCATACAAAGTAACTGCTGCGCTTGGCGTATAAGAACCAGTAGAGCCAGAAGTAGCTGTACTAGAAGTTGCCCATCCATTAAACTTATATCCCATTCTAGTTGGAGTAGGTAAAGTAATTGAACCATTAGTATCTGTATATGTCCATTTTGCATATAGGGTTGTATTTGCAGAAAAACTGTAAGTTGAACCAGCAGTATAGTCAGTACCTGTTCCATCTGCCTTTGAATTCCACTTGCTAAAAGTATATTTTCGAGTTTTACTTGAAGTTAAAGAGGCAGTGTCACAAGTTCCGCCGTTAGCATTAAAAGTAACTTTATAACCGGTTACTGTTCCGTTCGCGCGAGTGAAACTATTAGTTGCTAGTTTAATAGAAGCACTAGAAGTGCCAGTACCAGTCGTCGCCGCGGTTGTACCCGTTCCTCCGTTAGCGTTGTAAGAAACAGTTATTTTCTTGACAAGAGTCATTGTATAGCCAGTAATGTTATTCCAAGTGCCTGGCCCGCTTACGGCACCACCACCAGTTTGGACATCTAAATCAACACTCACAACATTTTTAGAAGAATCGTAAGGAATTGTAAATTTCTATGTATGAGTATAAGTTCCAGCATTCCATTGAACAGTTTTAAAAAATTCGGGATCAAGGGTTGGAGATTGTCCATTAATAGTACCAGTAAAACCACGTCTGTTCGTACCACTAGGACCGATAGAGGTACCACTATCACACTTTACAGTAAAAGTAGAGTCAATAACCCAGTTACTCCCACTGATTGAAGAGCTATAGGCCGTGAAAGTTAAATGTTGATATCCAGATTGACTATTAAATGTTATGTTTTTAATATCTGCCATTTATTTCACCTCAGTTATTACTCAGTATACTGGATATATAAATCACCATTTATACCTGTACTAGATGAAGGCGCGGAAGTGCCGTAAGTATAAGCATTATCAAGACGAGTCCAATCATACCAGGTTCCTGATCTACCTAGACGATAATAGAGTCTTGAAGATCCGCCATGGAGAATAAATTGGTGAGTGTAATTAGTTCCGCCATAACCTTTAATAACATACATTTTAAACCCATAACCTTTATTTGGATCTGGATAATTTATTAAAGGGTTCTCCGTATCAGTAACTGTAGAAGAAATACCACGATAGACTCCCGCTTCGGTATAAGTATTTAAATCGCTTCCGTTGGGAATAATTTCGCCTATTTCTACCATATCAAGTGCATTGATTAAAGCAGCAGTAACTTGGTGAGGGTTATTAAAATCACTTACGTGCTCATTAACAAAGTCAATCTCTGGGTCAGTTGTGTAGCTTTCAAATACTACATTACCATCATTATTTTCGTCTGAAGCAACAATGTTACTAATAAAGGTAGGTGCTTCAAACTCTGATAAAATTCCACTAATTACTACCTTACCATTCATAGGCTCAGTTAGTTTAATAGTAACATTACCTAATTCGTCAACCTCTCCATCTTGCATTACAGAAGCAAAAGTTCCATTTTCTGTAATTTGCGCGACATCAAAGACAAAAGCATTTTCACCGCAACCATGCTCAGAAGCAAGAATTCGATAGGTATAAAGCTATGTTGTTTCATCATAGGTCCAATCACCCGTACCAACTCTCTTCAAATACATATTCGCGCGGTCTGGCTAAATCGTATTTATCATGTCACGGATATCTTGATGAGCTTCGTTAGAAAGATTATGTTCTTCAATAAGAGTACCTGCCGCGGAAGCATCTTCAATTAATTCTCTGATATCTGGATGGGCATCTTCGGCTATATTATGATTTGTTACAGCTGTATTTGCTATCTCATTTGCGCGAGCCTCTGTAATAAAATCTTGAATTCGTGTAGTAATATGTTGCCATAATCTCGCAACACCATTTTCATTTAAAAAGCCCATTAATAAGTAACCTCCTCGGCATTATAAACAGTTAATCCACAGATATTATCAATTTCTTCCAATGTAATTGCTTCATCTTTATGAATCGCATTTTTGTCACATATATCATAAACAGCTTCATCATTAGGAAGTTTGATTTTTGAAATAATAGGATCGTCATGTGCCATTTATCTTTCCTCCTAAATTATAATACGCCGAAAATTGCGTCAATTTCTTCATCTGTTATTGCTACAATACTACTTAATCGTCTATCTTCTACATAATTAGTAGTTAATTGTTCAATAGTGATATTTTTACTTGTGGCCAACTCAAAATCAGAATCACTCAATAAGTTGTATGTATATGGTGAAACACTTATTGTTATCGCATTTGTATTCGCGGCATTAGATATGATAAAATAAATAGATTCATAATTAATTGGAGACCAAGATATGTTTAAATTAACTTTAAGATTTTTAATATATAAATTTCTTAATGAACTGCACATTCTAAAAGCATCTCGCCAACTTCCAGATTTTGCACCAAAGTTAGTAACATTAATAGCATCAAAAGTACCAGCATTTTCAATAGCGGTTGCTTCACACATTAGTCCTCGACAGTCACTGGGCAGAGTAATATTGAAATCAGGGTCATCGTGACCAAAAATACCTATTGTTCTGGCACCATAGTAACTAAACACCTGCGTCGCCCATGTTGCTTTTGCAAAACTATCTCGATATGTTTTATTTCCCCAGTTAGGGTCATTGTTTACATTAAAAGCGAGATAAAAAGATTTAAATGTATTATCAGGAATAGTTGAATAGCATAATGGTAATTGAGATGTATAATATAGCGTATAATTTGTTCTTCTGGTAACATCACTTATGTAAGAATTATCGCTCCAAAAGATACAGTTTATATACTGCGCGAATTGTACTTGATATGAACCTTGGTTGCCCTGACTCCATTTTGAGTACATGGCTTCATTATTCATATCAAATAAGATATTTGAAAACTATTTAACACCTTCCAACCAAGAATAATATGTCCCTAGCGCACCAGGAAAGGCGGTTAAGGATAAAATTGAATTATCCGATGTTGGAACAATTTCAAATACATCATCTTCTACAAAAGTTATCTCAACATTTGAATTAGCTGGATATACTTTAGAAATACCATTGGTAATAATTGTTACATCTTCAATACAATAAAACCCTAATACTGTATTCGAACTTAACTTTTGATATAGAGCATCAACATATTCAACATCGGCCTTTTTTGTTATGGCTTCATTTAATACATCAACAACTTCTTCATTTTCTTGAAAAGCAGCAGCTAACTCTCCAAGAGTATCTAAAGTTTCTGGCGCCGCATTGACTAAATCAGCGACTTTTTCATCTACATAATTCTCGGTTGCAACCTTTTTGCTTCCTTCATCTTGATTTGTTCCTGATGTAGAGCCAGTATAAATATCTCCTTGGAACCAAGCCTCGCCAGTCCATTTTACTGTATGAGCATTTGAACGAGTTGACCCATCGCCATTACCAAGAATATGGGCAAAAGTGCTATTTGCGTCAGCAATATTATATCTACCTTGCACATGCTGATGTAATGAATCTGCAATAGTATAAGAGCCTTCTGCATGACTAAAAACGCCATTTGCTTCAACATATTGGCCTTCAGCGTGCGCGCCAGTTGCATTTGCTTGAGCGTAACTACCTTCAGCATGCGCATAAGTTGCATTTTCATTTGTACTGGAATAATTGCCTTCTGCATGGGAATAACCACCTGCCGCAGTTGTAAAATTTCCTTCAGCATGAGAATAATGACCTGAAGAAGTGGTGTTGTTACCTTCCGCGTGGGAATTATTACCAGAAGCAGTTGTACTCGCTCCTTCTGCGTGAGCATATCTTGCAGTCGCATGAGTATCATAGCCTTCCGCGTGCGAGGCTGCTGCAGTAGCTTCCGTTTCATAACCCTCTGTGTGGGAATGCGTACCAGAAGCAGTGGTACCAAAACCAGAAGCAAATGAATTTTTTCCTTTTGCAAAGGTACCGTTTCCAATTGCAAAAGCATTTTCACCAAGGGAATAACTTTCATCTTCACTAGCAGTATTTATTCCCCGTAAAGAACCTGAGGTCGTACCATCTACTAAATTATGTGGCGCCGCAGCGTCATAAATATCGTAGACGATTTCATTATTAGGCAATTTAATTTGTTTAATTCTTGCCATTTGTATGAGCCTCCTTAATTATCTTTTTCAAATTATTGAAGGCAAAAAATTAAATTCTCTTTTCAAATTCAACTTCTACATTCAATATTAAATCCCTATACTGTTATTATACCATAAAGTATAGGTTTTGTCAAATTTATAAAACCAAAATTTCTTGGTTATTAACTGTCGCCCGAGATAGCGAAGTTACACTAAGCATATCAGGTAAATCATTTACATTGGTTTCTCCATCTCCAATCATTAAACTGATTGAATTATCTGGATTATCCATTATAATAATTACATTTTCTTTTGGAATGTAGTTGGCTTTAAGCCAATTTTCTTTTGTGTCTCGTTTAATAATTGCAGGATTTTTCTTTGCCATTTTAAACTCCTCACGCATTGTATTTAAAAAGCCTCTCCCCTATGTAGAGGAGAGGCCTTTTGTTCTATTATTTAATTAGTTAGTTAAAACTGAGTGAGTTAGATTACTGAACAGTAACATTCTTCTCAGCAACTACGATATCGCCTACGGCAACTTCGATAGCAGCAGGATTGAACTGAGCAGTCTTAACAGCGTAATCGTGGCAAGTACCAGCAACGGCAACGTCAGCTTCAGTGCCAGCGAACGCAGCATTGATATCAACGGTCTTACCAGTGAAGGTAGCAGCATCGATATCGGCCTTCTGATAGGAAACGCCAGTGACTAGCGCGCCTTCAGCCTTGGTACCAGCGAAAGCAAGGTTAGCTAGAGCAGCCTTATCATAGGAAACACCAGTTACTAGAGCTTCAGCAGCCTTAATACCAGTGAAGGAAGCGCTCTGTACGCCTACTACCTGCTCAGCCATAGTGGGTAGACTATTAGCGGTGAATTCGTCAGCAGCCTTGGAACCACCATTGAAAGCGTTAATCTTGGAAGCAGAAATAGCTTCAAGACCAGCAGCAGTAAATACTAGAGTTTCATTGTCGTCAACGGTACCAACGATACCTTCCTTAGCTACGCTATAATCAGCAGCAGCATAATCAAGAGTTGCAGCGGTGAAAGCACCTTCCTTGAAGGAAGCCTGAGTACCTACACCAGTGATAGCATTGAAGGTCGCGCCGGATAGAGCAACGGAAACTTCGCCAGCAGGAGTGTAATCAGCCTTGGTTAGAGTTGCAGGAGTAGCAGCATGAGTAAAGTCAGCAGAAACAGTACCAGCAGGAGTATAATCACCCTTGGTTAGAGTAGCATCAGCAGCAGCATACTTGGCAGTTACAGCAATTTCACCATCTACCGCAACTGTACCAGTTACATTACCAGCAGGGGTGAACTTACCAGTAGAGTTCACAGCCTGCTCAGACTGTTCAAGTTCAACAGTGATGGAACCAGCAGACTGACCAGTAGCCTTTACGCCAGTAATGGTCTCGCCAGCAACGGTGCCGGCGGCGCTGTCTTTGTAAGCTAGATCGCCAAGTTCGCTCTTTAACTGATAGGGTTTTAAAGCTTCATTTAGAGCAGTCTCAGTTACATAACCGGTTAGGCTCATCTTGGTGGAGCCGATAGCTTCCCAAGTATAGGTATAAGCGCCTTCCGCACCAGAACGAATAGTGATATACTCAACGTACTCACCAGCAGCAGAGTCAGCATTCTGGATTAGGTATAGCTTATACATTGTATCAGCAGAAGCAGCAACATTAGGTTTGCCATCGTCGCCAGCTGTGCCAATTACTACGTCAAACTTATTAATGGAACCGACCTGAGCGTCAACATATTCCTTAATTTTTGTATCGCTTTCAAATACGCCGTCTTTCTGTACATAACTTAGAGCAGCAAGGTCAGCAGAAATAGATTCAATACTTTCACGAGCAATAACGTCTTTTACTTCATAAGTCTTTCCACCAATTTGAATTTTGGAAAGTAGTCCGTTAGCTTCAACTTTCTTTGCGTTTAGGATTTCTAAAGCCATTTTAAAATTCCTCCAAAAAATCATTTTTTTTAGTCTTGGGTGAAGATAATTAATTCTTCATCCGCATTTATCGTTAATTCAAACTTTTCACTAAGCTCCTTTGTAATGGCTCTTTGTGTCATTGTGCCATCTTCATTGTCGCCAGTGGTTGAATATAACTTCATAACTCCAGCAAGCTCTTCTGAGGCTAAATTTAAATCTTTATTTAGTTTCTCATAGTTCTCGCCGTTAAAATAATAAAGTTGACTTGTTTTCAAGTCGATGTAGAGTCTTGTTGTATAAGCAAGAATCTATATTGTGCAGTCGGCGTCTTCGTAGAAGTTATCTTCTTTATAATACCCTTGCTGAATAAAGTCATTCATAAACTTTAAATGGCCAAAGGTACTTACTCCGTCGCCGCATACGGCGCGAAGACCATTTCTAGCAGTATCAACTAGACAAATTTCACCATTTGCAGGAATAAAAGTATCCTTTATCTTCGCATAATTGTAATCATTATCACGTCTTAGTCTTAGAACTGCATTTATCATTATCGGTGACCTCCTTAGATGTTATCAGTTGCGGAGCCACCGTAGAAAATTACATATTCTCCCTCAGTTTGAGTTAGTTTATTGACATTAATTGAAGCCATATAATAAGGCTCAATTGCATAGTGACATTCATCATTGCTTAGGTTGATTCTAATGGAATCAGAAGCAATTTTTAATCCATCGGCATTATACCAATCGATTCGATAGCTATAACCGATATATCTCTGAAGACTTGATTGGTCTCCATAATAACTCCAAGAATCAGAAGCTTCATCATACTTAGCAACAGCTAACCATGTGGGCTGGAACTTTCTTCCATAAGCATCTTCCTTTAGGTCATATAGAATCTCTGGGTCTTCATTTCCATTTAAGTTTTCTTTATAACCAACTGCTTCCTCATTGGGAGCATAAGTTCTTAAAGTGACATAATAAGCATTTGGGTCGCCGCCTGGGCCAACTGCTTGTTTGTGATAATCGGCATCAGCAGGGCACATAATACGGATTTCTTTTTCACCGATATCGACTAATGTTCCTTCGGGAGCATCTAAAATCTCATATTTGTTTAGGCTAGAAAGTTCACGGACTTCTTCTTTGGAAGCATAATCTTCCATAATGGCCGCAACATCCTGCTGAATTTCTTCAACTACGTCATTTGTTACGTAATTGCTTAGGTCAGCAATACCTGCTAGTTTATCCCATTCAGTACCGGTCCAAGCAACGTTATCACCGGCTTCGATATTATCAGCAACACTGGGGTTTTTGATGTTATAAACATCACCAATCTCATTGTCTTCTGTTGATAGGTCAGAAAAATTATCAACACTGCCGCGGAAGTTATAAACAGTTGCTACTTTATCTTCTAAAGCTTTTACTCTTTTCGCCAGGTCTTCAACAGTATCAGTGTTTGGCAACTCCCAAACAACTTCTCCATCTTCTCCCTTCACTAAATGTGCGCCAACTTCTGCGTCTTCAAACCCAACAAGTTGAATATTTTTGTCTTTAATTAAAATTGATTTTCCGTCACCAGAAAGTTCTTCGCCGCCAAAGTATTCAAGTTGTTCCCAGGATTTTACTCCATCGCCAACTTTCATCTTAACTTTTCCGCTTTCTTGGAACTCGAAGCCAACTTCGCCTTTTAAAAGAACTTGGTCTTTCGCCGCAAGCCAATTAGCAGAACTGTCGTTACGAAGAACAATTCTTGTATTAAGCTGAGACATTAGCATTTCCTCCATGAATTAGTTGTATTTCCTAAATATTTTCCCCTGTGGTTAGAGGTTCATATTTTAAGCTTTCAGTATTCCATTGATAGAGAAGCTTTTCCTGCTCTGCTTTATAAATCGTGTTTGCCTTTCCGATTGAAGGGAAATCATAATGCGTTAAAGCATTAATAACATTATCCTCTCCAATATAAGGTAAATCATTCCAGGCAGTTACACCATCACCGATTTTTAAACGATTTTCATCAATTATAAAACCAGGCTCGCCGCGGCTAAGTACAGGATTATTTTTTGCCCATACGGCTGCATTACCACGACGAAGTTGAAAAGTAGTTTTAATAACCTCAGCCATTATTCTTCCTCTCCTCCGTCATAGATAATATCACCACTACCAGGTGTGTCTCCACCGCCACCACTTCCACCGCCAGAGGTAGATGTGGGTTTTAGCTTCCATTCACCGAAACTATTTAAGACATAAGTGGCGCCAGTATTAATTACATAGCACTCACTGCCCATAGGCACACCTATTACACTAATCAAAGAAATATCTGATTCATTGTCGCACTCGAAATACTTTGTCGGTACATTAGGAGTATTACCAACTTTTCTTAAAATGTAAGGCACTAAAACCACCTCCTTAATAAAAATTATTCTACTTCAGGAGAACTACCCTTAATCTTCGTTACGATTTCAGAAATAGCAGAGCTGCCTCCCATTAAACAGAAAGCGGTAAGAATTTGTCCTGCTATAGTTGGTTCAGCAACCATACCAATTGCGCAAATAATGTCTAAGCCGTAACTAAAGACAATACCAGACGCAGAAGCTGCTGCAACTGCCATTGTGATATATTTTCCAAAAGAGCAATTAGACCATAGAACTTTTAGTCTATCAATAATATACCACATAACAGTAGAAAGCGTCACAATTAATGTTAGCATTTCCATAACTTAATCCTCCTTTAATAATATTTTGGGTCTCTGAATTTTGTCCAAGCATCGCCTTTGGTTACTCTGTCTGAGACAAAATCATAACCCTGCCTATTATTTAAGTCGGTTAGTTGACAAGCTTGCGCGCCGCCGTAGAATTCTACAACGTAGCCGCCGCCAACATAAGTTCCAATATGGCCATTCTTTCCAACCCAATCTCCAGGTTTTAAAGAAGACTTATTAATAGCCGCAGAGGCCGAACTGCTACACAAATAATTAGCAGTTGCATCATATGCCCCTGCTACCAACTTATGCTTTCTCAAATAACCAACAACAGAGCCAGAACAATCAGCAGCAGGTAATTTTGAAGAGCGTTTTATTTGCGCAAGCATCCATTCTTTTCTGCCTCCATTAAAGTAGCCAGGATAAATACTAGCTTGCCGTTCAATTTCTTTTGCATCTGCATAATTTATTTGACCATTTTTATCATAAAGATTTGCTCCATACACATACAGCGCGCGAGGTTGTTTGTCCCCAGGGACGTCCTTATCGTATGCGTAATCAAGCAATTCTAAGCAGATAGCTCTTCTAATTTCGCTTACTGATTCAAGTTCTTTTTCAATTGCTTTTCTTTTATCGACAGCAATGTGAACAAATTCATCTAATAAGCCAGGCTCCTCCTTTTCGGGTTTAACCATAGCTTTTTCAACTGCGTCCCAAGTTACCTTATTAATCGTTTCAGTAACTTTTAGGTTATTTTGCTCTTGAAAGTTTCTTACTGCGACTTTTGTATCACTTCCAAAAGAATCTCGCTTAATGGCAGTTACACTAAGTGAGTAATAACCTAGCTCAAAGAGGCAATCTTTCATGTATCGAACATCTTTTCCGCTCATACCCCATTTAAGTTCGCGAGTATAGTGAGTTTTTTCCAGAGATAAAGCATCCTGTTCGATTGCTTCCCAGACATTTTTATTAATTTGTCCGTTAATTACGAAAGTTTTTCCTGTGAGAGATTTTCTCTTTGATTGGTATTTTTTTACAGCTTCAACAGTATCATTGCCGAAGGTCTTACTCTTGATATCTTTTATAGAATCATCATAATAACCAAGGTTAAATAATTTTTCTTTGATATAAAAGACATCTGCGCCAGTCATACCTCGTTTTAAAGTTCGTGTAAACTGCATAGATACCTCCCTCACTCGCTATTTTTAAGTAGGTTTGGTCTGTGGGGACTTTAAGAATTTCGGAATTTGATTTTTAAAAAAAATTGTGGTATAATAAAAGAAAGTAAACGAAAGGAGAATAAATAATAATTATGAATTATAGTGAAAAAGATTATAAAGAAATGGATTATTTAACTAATGCTGTATTAGTTAATCTATTTACTTTAAGTAAGAATAGTAATGGTGAAATTAATTTTGATAGAATTAATTTTAACGATAAGGCGCATTTATGTGTATTAAAAATAGCAGAACAAATGCGAGCTTTTTCTGATGTTAGTATTAATGTAGGAAAAACAAATTTAATTAGGCTATTTTTTTACAATTGGAAAAAGAAAGAAAAAATAAAAATTGCCAAAATTGGATATATTGATTATATTCAGATAGAAGATTTAATTAATTTTACTTGTCGCGGTCAAGAAAATGGAAGAGAAATGCTTGAAGCGGCATATGATTGTTTCTTTAATATTAAAAAGGGGAAAAAAAATGATTTATAAGCTATACACAGATGGTGCGACTTCTAACAATGGATATGAAGATTCACGTGGTGGATATGCTTGGGCGCTATTGGCGAACGATAAGTTATATGATTATGAAAGTTATATGGTATCACCAGCCACCAATAATTATTGTGAATTAATGGCCTTAATTCAGGGGTGCGAAAGAGTAGAAGCAGACCTTGAACCTTTTGATGTTGTTTTAGTTTATA